GCAGACCTAGCAGTAATTGGCGAACAGTTCCTAAAAGTAGGAACATTTGTATTAAATGCTATTGACGGAATTGTTAAATTTATTGGAAACCTTCCTGGCCCAATTAAAGCAGTATTAGGATTTATAGGAAGCTTAACAGCAATTGCTGGACCAATCATCATGTTAACTGGTGTGCTTGCCAACTTCTTTGGATATATTATCAAGGGCATATTTGCTCTTAAAAATATTGGTAAGGGTGGAACTGGATTTAAGTTATTAACACCAGAATTAATGGCAGCCTCAGCTGCTGCTGAAACTGTAGAGCAAGCATTTTATAGCGATACAAAAGCTGCCGCAACATTTTCTGACGCAGTCATGACATTAGCTGCCTCATTTGAAAAGCTAAGACAAAATGCAATGTCTGCAACAGTTGCTACTTCAAACAGCATGTCTACAGTAGGCGGTAATACTGTTATGCGAGGTGGAGGAAGAATTGTAGACAAAGAAAATCCTTTAGTAGGCAAAGCCTATTCAAGAGATATGTCTCACGTAATTCCAACTGGATCTAAAACCCCTCAGCAAAGAGCAGACGAAACAATATTCTCAACTGTTCCTGGTCCTAAGCCAGTAAACCTAAGACTTTCAAATTCAGCGCAAACATACATGAACGATGATCTGCCAAGAATTAATGGAGTAACTTCTGTAAATGGAGTTTCAAATGGTATAGTTGCAGCAGAAGCTGCCAAGTGGCATTCCATGACTGCAGCTTTAGCCATGCAATCAAAGGCAGAAATAGCACAGCTTAAAGCCGAGGTTGCTGCTACTGGAACAGTTACAGCATCACTAACAGATTCATACCAAGCGCTATTGCCTCAAATGACAAAGATAACTTCTTTGGCGGCGGATGAAACGGCATTAATTGTTAAGCAGCTACAGGCTGGCAAGATCACAGTAGAAGCAGCAAGAGCAAAGATATTTGCATTAAATGCACAAGTAGAGGCAATGATGGTGCAAACTGCACAAGGAGTTGCAACAGCACAAGCTAGAAACATTAGCCTGGCCACAGTTCCTTTGACAACACAGCCAGTTGTAAGCGCAGCTGGTAAATCAAACATGAAAGAACTTTTCCATAAAACAGAAACTTCTAAACTTGTAGATTCAATTGCTCGTGGTCTGGGAGTCAGAACTTCTGGCGCTGGATATAGCATTCAAACAACAAAGCCTAGAAGACTTAATGCTGGTGGAAGAACTGGTGGAGTGTACGAGCCAGAAAAGCACGGAGCAGTTGTCCCAGGTGACACATCAATTAACTACGACAATACCCCAGCCAGAGTCCCACTTGGAGGGTTTGTATTAAATCAAGAAGCTTCTAGAAACAATCCAGAGCTAGTAGAACGTGCAAAGCAAAGCTATGGAATGAATGGCGGAGGCAAAATAGATGCTGTATTAACTCCAGGCGAAACAGTTGTAGACCCAAAAACATATTCTGAAAATCAAGCGGCGTATGATAAGGCAAATTCAACAAAGAGAAGAATTGAATTTAGAAGTATGGGCGGAGTCCTTGGCGGATTGGTAATTCCAAAGAAAAGAAATTATGGTAATAAGTTATTTGCAGATGAAGCGCTTTCTGTACAAAAATTAGAAGAAGCTTATAGGTATGTAGATAATCTCACTGGAGATAGCTATGAAGAATTAAGACGACCAGGAATTGTATTAAATAATGCTGATGCGTTATTTAGACATGTGCCTGGAATGACAATGCAACGTGCAGTTGCAGAAGCTAGAGCTATAGATGTGGTTGCTAGAAGATCACACCAGCTATTTGTTGCAAGCAACGGCGAAGCTGGAATGGATTATCACACAGCACATGCTAAATATTTAGAGGCTAAATATCCTCATATGATATTGCCGTCTGGATCAACTAAGCAACAAAAAAGAGCAGCTTCTGGCACTAAGGATGTACAAGCTAGAAAGCAAATGGCATTGATGGTTGATTCGGTTTTCCCAGGAGCATCTTCAGATGAGTGGGCACACAGAGCGCACTTTGTTCCAATAGAGCAATCAAGGGGTCATAAGGGATATTTTGGTGAAGCTGGACACGATAGATTTAATTTAATTGGTGAAGATTTAAGAAAAACAGTTGGCGTAAATGATATATCTCCTGTATTTTCACAAGAAGCTAAGGCTCATGCTGATCACATAGCACAAGGATTAGGGTTTGAAGATGCAGACGACTTCTTATTAAATAAAGAAAAAATTAAGGAGTTTATTAAAACTGGTAAATGGAAAGGTCCTGGACCAGTACCACTAGGGCTTGCAAAATATCTGAGAGCCAACACAGTAGCATTAAAGGCTACAAATCCTAGAGTTGCCGCCGCAAACCCTAGAGTAGCTATAGCTCAAAAGATTGCTGGTGCACGTAGAAACGCTGGCGGAATACTTGGCGGTTTAGTAAAATCTGGTAAGCGAAATTACGGCAACCTATTCCTTGGAATGCCTAGAGGAATAAAAGCAGTAGAAACACAAAGAAAAGCTAGACTTAATATGGAAGAGATTGATGCTGGGCTCAAAGCTAGCCGATTTGCAGCAATGCCTCCAACAGATTTTGGCAAGTTAATATCTCCATCAACAGGAAGAAGCTTCCCTGTTCCAGGTATTGGCGGACTATATGAAAAGGCAGATGGCACAAGAGTATTTGTTAAGCCAGTAATGGATGAGACAGCAGCACTTGCAGAACAAAGAGCAACTATTATTGCTAGAGAAGCTCATGGACTAAATGCTCCTAAGCAAGAAATTAGAACAATGATTGATCCTACCGATCCAGCAGGCAGAAGAAAGCTATTGGTTTTAGAATCTCCTTACGATGAAGCATTTGCAAAAGCATCTGGAGAATTTACAAAACAAGATTATTTCAAGCAATTAGTTGCAGCTAACTTAAGAGGAGACAGAGATTTAAGCCCAGACAATCTTTATGGAAGCACATTAAATGACGTAGGTACTGCTGGTGTATTTAAGATGGCATCTGGCAAGAGAACGTATGAAGAAAATATGACTTCAATGAAAGACCAAGCAAATATTAATCTGCTAGGAGTAAAGGGCGGAGCAAGAAGATTCTTTGCTGAATCTACTCTAGCTATTCCAAAGGGAATGACTCCAAAGCAATATCATAAGGCAATGATCGATGAGATAGATGAGGTATTGCCAAGACTTGAAGAAACAGTAGCCAAATCTCTAGGTCAATTAAATGCACAAGAGTCTGCTGTATATGCAGCAATGATTCAGAGACTTAAAGATGGAAGAAAAGTAAACTGGGAAGAATTCCACGGAATTCATTCTGCAGTTAAAGTTGCAGCACCAAAGGCTCTTACTCCCGCCGCACTTAAAAAGCTAAAGGAAGAAGCAGAACTAAGAATTAGACAAAGAGGACATGCAATATCTCTTTCAGACAATTCTTTTAAAACTCCTCTAAATGGATTTAATGGTGGAGGCTTAATTGGCAACGTCTTAAAGGGCGTAGCTATGAGAAAAATTGGTGCAGGCTTTGGACCAACAGGTGCACCTAAACCAAGCATGTATGAGTCAGCTCCATGGGGAGTTAATTCACTTTCAATTCAAATGGCAGAGACCCTATTTGCTAATTCTGGATTAAGAAAAAATACACAAAAATTACTTTACGATAAGTTTGCTGCTGCACTAGCAAAAGAAAAGCCTTATGGCTATGTTAAGGGTAAAGACGGTTCACTTCAAAGAGCACTTGAGCCAGATTCACTAGATGCAGTTATTAGATTAGCCGCATCAGATCTATTCGGTGACAGGAATGTTATAAGACAGCTTTCTCCAATAGACAAAGACATACTTAGAAATAAATATTTAAATTGGGATTCTAAAAAGAATACACCAATGACTGCAGAGCTTCAGAAGAAGATCTTCGGTATTGATGGCAAGAGAGAAATGGGTGGTCCAGTATCTCCAGGACAAAATTATGTTGTTGGAGAAAAGGGCCCAGAAATATTTAGTCCTTCACAGAGCGGAAAGATAATACCAGGATTTGCACTTGGTGGAATGATCAAGAGAAGCAAAGATTTTTATGGAGAAAAGATTACAGATGTAAGTCAAATTACATCTCAAGGGCAAGCAAAGAGACTTCTTAAATCAGGAGACCCTAGCCAAAGGGCTTTAGGTCAACTTTATTTAAATAACTTAGCAGCAGGAAAGGTTCCAGCACCTGCACCTGCAAGAGTAATTACACCTGGGCCATTATCTGTAGCAAAAACAACTATAGTCGGAAACGGCGGAGTAAGAACAAATGCTTATGGCCTTCAAGGATCTTTGCCGTATGCACCAGGACTAAAACTTCCGCTTAGACAATTTAACATGGCAATTGATTCCGCATTGCTATCCATAACTAATGGACTTAAAACATCTTCTACAAAATTAATAACAAGAGCTAAAATTGCAGCCTCAGATATATCAGCAAGCATAAATGCACTGGGAACTAAAATAAAAGACTCAGGATTTAGAACTGCTGGAATGATACAGAATCGTAAAAATACAATTGGAGAACAAAAAACAATAGCTGCTAGCGCCCCAGGACCAATTTTTAATCCAGCGTATATCGATAGAAGTGGTAAAGAGGTACCAGCATCTAGAGCAGATAAAGCAATTAGAAGATCCTTTATGGCAAATGCTCGTTATTCTACATCAGCAATGGCACATCCAGTTCAATATATGAAAGCAAAGGGTATTGTAAACCCAGAACTTGGTGGCGGTGGAATTGGTATGATGGCTGGATCACTTGGTGGTATGGCAGCAGGATATGCTATTGGAGATAAACTTGGCGGACAAAATGGTGCAATGATGGGAAGTATGGTCGGCTCAATGGCTGGCCCATCACTGATAAAGGGCGCAGGGAAAATGGTTGCAACACGTGCAGCAGCAAGTGCCGCAACAGCAGGATTAGCTTCCGCAGGATTTGGAGCTACTGCAGCGGCAGCAGCTGGATTAGTCGCACCACTTGCAGCAGTAACAGCTGCAGTTTATGTTGGATACAAAGCATGGAAGCATTATAAAGAAGGGCAAACCCTTAACATATCTACATTTGGTATGACTGCAGAAGCGGCTAAAAAAGCCAACCTAAGATTCACAGACTTTGGCGCAAAGATAAAAGATACCATCCAAGATTCAAAAGATATGGCAGCTGCAAACAAACTTGTTTACGAAAGCATGAAGGATGGCGGTACCCCATTCCAAATGACTATTGCAGAATATAAGAAACTCAAGGTAGAAGTTAAAGAAACATTTGGGGAGCAAATTAAAGCGCTTGATCGCCAGCCATCGAATAAAGTTCCAGATGCAGTACGCAGAATTAAAGAGCAGCTTATAGCTGCTGGAATGTCTGCTGAAGAAGCAACTAAAAAGGTTTATACAATGCTTCAGCTTTCAAATAAGAAAGACCAATCAATTACTGCAACAATGGGTAACAAAGACTTCAAGAATATTACGGATGCACAAACAGCTGCAGTATCTTCTGTAACTAGCTTTGGTAAGGATACAAGAGACCAAGGAAATAAAGAAAAGGCAGCATCACTTAACACAGCCTTGATGGCAACTGAGACTGGAATTAATGACCTTATTGCAAAGAGAGAACGCCTTGTAGCAAAAGATTTAAGCGGGAAGACAAAGTCATTGTCATACACTGAAGCTGAAAAGATTATGATAGATCAGCTAAATACTTCTAAGGAAGCTACTACTAAAATAACTCAGGGCACAGTAGATGAAATAGCTAAGACAAATCCAGAAGTTAAAAAGATGATTAATGGATCAGATACTATTGTTAGCACATGGCAGAAGATTAGACTAGAGGCTCTAGGATTTAAGGGAGATCTTTCAAAGCTAAATGCTGAGCAGGCTGCAGTAGCAGCTAACCTATTTAGCTCTGTTAGCGAGTCAGTACAAAAGACTAACAAAGAAGGTATCCTTAAGGGTCAATACGAAAACCTAGAAAAACTAAAAGGCCAAATTGCATCTTATACGAAAGCACTCAAGGGACAAACTGCAGCGCAGCAAATATCAGACAGAGATAAACTGTCTGCACTTAATAAGCAGATTGAGGCAAATAATAAGTTAGCTGAAGCTAGAAAGAAAGCATTAACTGCTGCACAGGCAGACGCAGACCTTGGAAGAGAAATTGAAAAAACAAGAATGCAGATGCAGAATGCTGCAGCAAGCGGAGATACCCAGAAGGCACAAGAGCTTAGACTGGACTTAGAAACATTAACAACCCAGCAACAAACAGAGTCTCAAACTAAGGCAATTGATAAAGCAAATGAAGCTGCAAATGCTCCACTTAAGGCAGCAATTGAAGCTATGGGCAATAAGCAGCAAAAGCTTGCAGACAGTGCAGCATTAGCTGGAGACAGCCTAGATAAAATTAGAGATAAGTATGATAAGCAATTAGCTGCCATAGATAAGGTTAATAATTCAATGACCGCTCTTTATGCAAACGCTAAGCTTGCTGGAGTATCTATTGAGGATTATGTTAAGAAGAATAAAGAAGCAGCATCTGCATTAGTCGCAGATTATGAAGCAGCAACTGGTAAAAAGATGGATCGCTACACAGTAGGAAAAGATGGCAAAAAGGTTCCAATAGATCCAACTACAAATGCACTTTCAGTACTTTCTAAGTCTGGAGCGCAATCAGGAATTGATGCATTAAAGATAACTGGTGGCAAGACACTTAAGGATGTTTATGATGCAATTAAGAATCCAAATGCCAAGGCTCCACTTAGAAAAGATATCGCAGTGTCTGGTGATTATTCAAAGAGCATGGAAGAAAAAACATTTAATGGCGTAAAGACAAAGGTTTTAAATGCGGAAGCAAGAGAAGCAATTGGCAAAAGAGAAAACCTTCAGTTAAATGAAACATTTATTTGGAATGGCCAAAGATATGGCAAGAGCCAGAAAAATGGAAACATAGTATTTATGGGTAAGGCTGCAACTGGAGTACAGGGCGGAATGCCAGGAATGTATCTTGTTGGAGAAAATGGTCCAGAAATGGTTCACTTAAAGAACCGTGCTAATATTATGCCAAACGATGTAATGAAAACTTTGGCTGCCGCATCTCCTAGATATAATTTTAATAAAGCACAATACAATATGAAGGAAGGAACTGCTTCTGGGAATTCATATGTTGTGAACCAAAACATATATGCATCTGAAGGAATGGATGTCGAAGCATTGTCAAATATGATTATCAAAAAGGCTGAAGTTGTTATTGGACAAAAGGCTAAGATTAATGTTAAAATGGTTGGACAGGGGAAAAACATATAATGGCAGCTTTATTTTTACCAGTAGGCTCAGCACTGTTTATACAGGATGCCAATAACGCCTGGCAAAAACTAACTGAACATAATAGGTCACCCGTATCTGTAGATGTTCAGCGCTTTGAGCAGACCTCTAGAATGGCCAATGGAAGCCTTAGAAAGCTGTTTATAGCCGATAAGAAGAACGTATCTACTTCCTGGACCATGGTTCCCTCCTACTCCACTATGACCGTTGACGGAGGCTGGGGAGCAGAAGACTTAAAGACATTTTATTTAAGCGCTAAAGGACAAGGTACATTTAATGTTCGTATAGCCTATAATTCTGCCAGAACAGAAGACTTTGCCGCAAGCTTTACCTCATGCTCATTTAATTTAATTAAACGAAATGTAAAGGGAAAAGCGGCGGATACAGCACAAGCATTTTGGGATGTAACTATTGCACTGGAAGAAGTATAATGCAAACAGTAAGCCAGTCAACTCTAGATAAACTAAATACATCTGCATCATATTCAATGTCAGGCGGATGCTGGCTAGAATATAATATGAACGATTTAATTTTAGATGCTGTGGTTACAGCCACACCAGCCGATACTGCAACTCAAACAGATCCAATAACAAAGCAAACATACCAGCCATTTAAAAAACTATTTCCACTTACAAGTATAATTGACCCAAGAAGACCTAGCGTAGCAGGCATAAAGTATTTTATTTTAAATAAGAACGTAGTTAATAGCATTCCAAAATACAACGTTTCTTCAGACCTTCCAGTAAGAACTTATTTTTCTAGCCCAAAAAATCAATATAAATTCTGGGTATCTCCTAAATCTGGAGGAACAATTTTAGATAATTTTAGTTTTACGGTAGAGTACCCAGTAGCAAAAACTGCTGTTGCGAATACGGTACTTGTTAAATTTGAGACATCTTATTCTAAGCCGTCTACATGGTCCATTAAAATACAGGATCACGCTGGTGCTGAAACAACAATATCCACAAATGGAGTTGTGCCAGATAATGGAGTATTTCAGTTATACTGGAATGGATCCTCATGGTCTACTACAAAATTTACAACACCCTCTGCGCCAGTCAATGTTAAAAAAGTCATTGTAGCAGTAAATACAATTAGCGTTGCTGACTCCTACCTTGGAGTAATAGAAGTCGGAGCCAGATATATACAGGATGTATCAAATAGAATAGTTTCTTTTCAAGTTTCAAAAACCTCATCTGATGATTCATCTGGCATTGTCCCAGTCGGATCTGTAACTGCAAATGCCTTATCTATGTCGCTTGAGGGCTACGATAAAAAAGGCATTGAGTATGATAAAACAATGCCATTCAATAAAGATAATATTAATCTATATAAGAATGTAAAGGTCACTCCATTTAATAAAATAGGAGATGATGTTATCCCGCAGGGAGTATTTTATATAGACTCCTTTACCTTGTCTGAATTTGGAGACATTGATATCCAGGGATTAGACGGAGCAAAGTTCTTGCAAGAAATTCTAGCCCCAGACATTGTTATTCAAAATGCACCATCACAAGCAATTATTAGAAGGTTGCTAGATAGCGTGGGGTTTACGGGATATAATTTTAATACATACGGTAAAGCAGATCCAAACAAAGTTGACTCTGCTACTATAGTCCCATTATATTGGTTTACAGAAGATACAAAAACTGTATGGCAACACATTCAAGATCTATGTAGAGATACACAGATGATAGCAACATTTGATAACAATGACATCCTGCAGTTTTATCCTAGAGATTATTTGTTTGATAAAACAAGGGGATCTAGTTTTAAATTTAGAAGCGAAACCAAGGGCTCAAACATTGCTAATATAATATCTTTAACTAAAGAAACAGTTCCTTCTGTTAAAGCAGTAAAGGTAATATACACTCCAATCATTAGTACAAACTATAGCGGATCTTCCGATAATCTTTATGTTTCTCCACCAGCCGCAATTGGTGCAGCTGCGCTGCAGACTACTTTGTTAGCTACGGCGCCAGCCGAAACAGATGCTCCCAAAGGAGTAGTCTCACTGTCTCCAATTAGCGTTTACAGCGATTTAGCAGATACATCTTTTTATAATAAATCTGGCTATTTCTTAATTAACAATGAAATAATTGAGTACGATGCAATTGAATTTAGCTATGAGCCATTGGTTCCTATCGCAGGTAAACTTCTTGAATATAAATGGATAACATCAGACTCAGATATTGCAAAGTTTCTTGGTGAAAGTAAAATAAATTCTTTTAAGCCTACGCTTAGATATAGAATCAAAGAAAGAAATGCATTTAATGCTACTGGCAAGGGCGTTGGTGTCGGAGAATCTCATAATGTAAATATTGATGACTTAAAGGCAGAGTGGCTTGGGTCTAAGCTGAACCTATCTGCAAAGACAAACGCTGCAGACCCAGGAGTATTTTCATTAAGGCAAACAGATGGATCTGGGAAATCTGTATCTAGATCGCTGCTTACAATGGTTGCGCCAACATCCAAGAAAGAATATCACTGCGCTACAATCTCGCCTAGCCCCTCTTTTACAACACAAACATATTTTTCAATAGGAACAGCCCTATTCTTTAAGCTTGCTAAGTCTTCTAACGGAAGAACAACGGGAGAGCAGTTTGTTTCTGCTGGACTAGGCATAGGCCTTTCTGCAGATTTACTAAACGGATATATTTTAAAAATTGGAACTTCCCAAAATGTTGCAAATAAAGGCTTGAATTACAGAGACGTTCAATTAGTTAAAGTTGTCAATGGTGTAGAAACACCAGTTTCTGACACTCAGAAAACAGAAGACACATCTATTACTGGAGTATCTGGTGGAGAATTTTATAGAGTAGATGTAAGAGTATCTAAAGCAACTGCTGGTAAGCTAATATTTAAGATTAAGTTTAATAACTCAGTTATAACGGCAACAGACACTGAAGCACTGACATTAAATAATAGAATATCTTTAATTGCCATTGAGGGAGAGTCCGCATTTGATTATGTTTATACAGCATCATTAAAGAAGGAGGACTTTGCTGGCTCTTATTCTTACGACAATTACGGATCATATGTTGGGTCAGCTACAGAACTAAAGAATGTGTTTGGTGATTTTACAGCCGTAGGATCTGCATCTACAATATCAAGCCCATGGATAAAAGAATTTGGGCCAGTTGCCAGAGAGATTAAAAAAATATCTACTAAGTATGCAACCAGACCAGGATTTGTTAAGTATCCTCAAATAATATTAAACCCCAACGTCACCTTGCTTGGGTATGACGCAAACTCGTTTGGAATTGATGCATATATTTTAAATAACACTGGGGCGTTTGTTGATTTAGCAGACGGCGGACAAAAAAGTTTTATTGTAGTAGGAGAAACAGTAGCCCCACTCGACCCGTTTGAATATATTGATCCAGAACTATCTGCCACCAAAAATGATGAGCAGGTTGCATTTGAATCTATGTGGATACAAAAAGAGTCTGAGGCTAAAAAGCTTTCCGATTGGATGAAAACTCAATGGTCTAAGCAGCAGACAGTCATTCAAATAGATGTGTTCCCAAATCCTATTATTGAAACAGGCGATGTGGTTGAAATATCTTATCCAAACAATACAGTCTATTCAACTGAAGATACTGGTAAAACGGCTGGTAAATACATAGTCCTAGATATCGAGCAAGGATATAGCCAGTCCCCATCTACAAAACTTACCTGCAGGTCGATTTATGTTTAATGAAATGGTAGAATCTTAATATGGCTAAAAAGAATCCAAGAATAGGTAAATCCCAGGTTGCTGGCGGAGTTAAAGTGCAGCTACCAATGGACTCACCCCTAATTGGAATATTAAAAACAGATCAGTACGATGTTGTCAACGTATATACTAATCAGGTAGACAAAACCTATGTTGCTTCATCTCCAGACGACGATGGAGACCCTGATGATTTAGGCGATGGTACAGATGATGAAGTATATGACTTATCTGATGCACCAAATTTAGAGGACATAGTATTGATTGGAACTACTGGCAAAAGATATTCTTCTGGTCAAACGATAACTGATCCAGAAGTATACTATGATGCAAATAACAACAGACTACTCAGAGTTACTTTTGAAGTTAAAAATAGTGTAGGAGAGATTGTAAAAGGGGTAGTAATAATATGATAACAAAATTTGGTAAAAGATTTATAACATCTTATTTAGCAAGTGGACTTAATTTTAATCAAAAGGACATAGCTGTAGGAATAGGATCTCAGGCTCCAACACTAAATGACTCAGACATGCAATTTGAATTTTATAGATCGGGAGTCTTCCTTGGGAGCACTGACATACAAACAAATACAGCAACTGGAGTAACAACATATTCTGTAGTTTATAAAACCACACTTCCTACAGATGTTGAAGGGGTTATATCAGAAATTGGAATTTTCCCAACAGCATTTACGCAAAACACAGACTACTCTTCTAAATACATATCGTCATTTGAAAATACCACACAGTGGAAAGATTCAGCTGGGGAACAGCCATTATCAGTTTCGACACCAACTCCAAGAATAGGTTCATCGTATTTTTCTATTACAGCACCTGCAGGACAATCAAAATCATACAGCCTAGATACTATTTTTGATCTTTCTGGATATGGAGTAGATGACTCAATGACTTTTGCTTTTCATCAAACAGACTTGAATCTAGATTATATTTACGCTAGATTCTATAGCTCACCGACTAACTATAAAGAAATAAGATTCCCTGGATACTCAACAGTTGGTAATAAAATTTCGTTGCCAGCTAAATTATCTAGTTTATTTAACTCTGCATTCTCATCTACTGGGCCAACAGATTTTTCTAAAATTACTACAATAGAAGTAGGCGCTAAAGCTAAATCTTCAGGAGCTACAAATGTTTTATTAGATGGGCTAAGATTGAATGACGAAGATAGATATAATAGCCAGTATGGATTAATAAGCAGATCAGTACTATCTACACCGTTAGTTAAAACACTCGGAGTAGAAATGGACATTGAGTATAAAATAGACTTAGGATTTTTATAATGGATAAATATTCACCAGGCAGCTATGATCCAGTAAGCGGAAGATATATACCAGCAGACTTAAGTAAAACAAATGCAGAAGCAGCAAAAGCCGCTAGTACAAAAACTGCAGATGCATTTACTGTTAAAAAATCAGATCTTCCCGTTGTAATGAATGGCAAATACCAATTTTCATTTTCGTATTTATACTCTGACCCAAATAATTCAGCTAACCTTATCCCTGGGAAAAGATCACCTAACTTTGTTGTTACTTTGCAAACTCCCGACTTAACTCAGCCAGTAACCAATTTAGTTGTTACTCCAGGGCTTCTTTCTTATGGAGTAAAATGGGATTTAATTGATAAAGCATTAGCTGCAAATAAATGGCTTATAGATATACAAATATATGAAAGTTTAACTGGAGCATTTGCTGGAGAAGAATATTTAGTCTGGAATGGAAACGGAAACTCAGCAACGATCCTTGTTTCAAATACTGCCAATAGATGGATACGTGTAGACACAAGAGATCAAGATTACAGAAAGAAAAGTGTTCCCTACGGTCCATTTAAAGCAACAGATCCAATTGTTGTTGATATAACTGGCCCAGCAAATGTATCTTCAGTTGATACATCTGGCGGACTAGATACCACTGGAACTGTAGGTTTTAACGGATATGCAAATATATCCTGGCCAGCAATTACTGGAGGTGGAATACGTGGATACAGAATAAGATTTAGGCCAGTGACCACTCCTGCCTCAAGCTATTCATATGCAGACTCTCCTGGAACTGGAACCTCTTACAGGCTTGCAGGACTAGGGGCTGGATTAACTTATGAAATAGCAGTTGCAACATATGATGAATACAATAACACATCTTCTAGTTATGTTGCTGGATCAAATGTTGTTGTTGGTGGAACTCCTTATATTGCAAGCACAGTAGATGTTACTGGGTTTTTTAGAGCAAAAGCAAATCCTACTGATGCCGATTCAACTGCATTTAAATTTGGATATGGAATAGAAACTGGCAAACGAGGATTAGCCTTCAATGCAAGTAACTATTGGCACATAGACTCTAATCAGTCTGCTCTGTTTAAAGTTGGTGGCCCAACCGCAAACTATCTTTTGTGGGATGGCGCTAAATTAACTGTCGATGGTGATATAAATGCTAAAGGCGGAATATTTAGCGGCAATATATATATGACAACCAACAAGGCTTCTATCTACAATGGAACTATTGATTCTGCAACTGGAAATTTAACTGGAGACGGATTTGCATTAAACTCTACTGGTCTTAAAGTTGCTAGTGGAGTTAACTCTGTTACCATTGCTGCGGCAACTGGAACAATAACAGCTAACGCTGGGTCTATTGGTGGATGGAATCTTAGCGGAAACACCTTATCAAAAAACAATGTTATATTAGACAGCACGGGCCAAATACAAGTAGGCTCAACAGCAGCACAAAGTATTTATTTAAAATCTTCTGGCAACTTCGTAATGTGGGCTGGAAATAATACCCCAGACGCAAATGCAAAATTTAGAGTAGGAACAGACGGAACACTGTATGCAACTGGAGCAGTATTTGGTTCAGGTACAAGCGTTGCTGGATATGCAACTTCTGCACAGCTAACTGCAGTTGATACAAAGGCTACTAGCGCAGCTAGCTCAGCTTCTACCGCAGCAACTTCCGCACAGACTGCTGCAACAGATGCTGCTACAGCTAAAACTGCTGCAGCTGCAGCTAAAGCCATAGCTGATGCCGCCCTTCCCAAAACAAGTTTTGACAGACAGGCAATTGTAAATGCAATAAATAATACTACAACGGAAACAACAATTTCTGGTGGGATAATACGCACTGGAACGCTTTCTGCAGATGCTGTTGTTACTGATTTTATTTCTGCATTTAATATAAATGCAACTAAAATTACTACAGGAACAATCAGTGGAATTAGAGGAGTATTCACAGATGGTGAAGTTGGTGGTTTTGTTCTTGGCAATGCAGATCTAACCGCAAGCACTTCAAAGCTCCCTAGAATAATATTTGGCAACAAGGTACTAATTGGATATGATTCTAATAATGGAGCGTATACTCTAAACGCTGGAAACCCTAGAGGAGGAGCTACAACATCATTCTATGTAAATACAGATACAAACGTGTTTAGGTTTGCAGCCGACTCAGGATCCAGAAGTTACGCAGCAGAAATTAGAAACGATATTAGGGCAAGAGACTATAGGTATATAGCAGGAGGAGGGCTTGTAAATGATACATCATCAAGAAGATTTAAAGAAAACATTACATACGCTCCAAAATCATATTACGACAGGGTGCTTGATATAAATCCAGCATTCTATACCTATAAACATAACCATCCAGAAACAGAGCCAGAAGTTTGGGGCCAGCATGGATTTGGACCAATAGTAGAAGATTTAGAGGATGCTGGGCTAGGTATGTTTGTGCAAAGAAATTTGAACGGACAACCAACATCTCTTAAGAATGAACAAAAAATACCAATGCTTTTAATACCAATAGTTAGAGAACTAAAAGAAAAAATTAATATAATGGAACAAAAAATATTAGATTTGGAGTCTAGATAATGTTTAAATTCTTTTGTGCAGTATGCATAGATGACAAAGAGCTATACGCAGACAGATTAGATCTGAATAATGCGTATGCCATATGTCCAGATTGCGGAACCCAGCTAGTGGAATCCTTTGCTAGGCATGAGGGTATTACAGAAGAAGAGATGACAACTGAGTCATATTTTGCCAATAATGGGCTAGACACAAATACACCGTAATGGTATACTGTAAATCTATCAAGGAGATATAATGGATAATAAATTAGAGTTAGTAGTAACCGCACTACAACAAAGAATCGGCGAGCTTGTCTCACAATATGAGACGCATATTGCAGTTCTTCGTGCAGAAATTACACAGCTTCAGCAATCACAAAATACTGCGGAGCCAGAGGAGAACTAAAAAAATGGCAGAACAATTACAACCAATGCCTGTAAATCCAGGAGATCCAATAACATCAGAGTTATTGTCTAACATTGTGTCTAACATAAATATTATTAATAGCTTATCTAATAGTATTAATGACGCTCCTGCGGGCGGCGGAGAAGACGCAAATAAGCCTAGGACTACAGAAATTGAGTCTGGAAGAGAAAAGGTTCCATGTAATACATCGAACACTGGTAAATCTACAATTAAATTTAAAAAATCATTTACATCTAGGCCCAATGTTGTTTGTTCAATATGGCAGCCATCTTCAGCAGACTTTGTAAAAGATAAGTATCTGCCAGTCGTAACCGCTGTAACCACAACGGAATTTACTGTACAGATGCTCTCAGCTGGTGCATCAGCAAACGGGACTATTTGGGTTCATTGGATTGCTTGCAGTTAACAATTAGGTATTGACATTCTGTAGCACTATGCTACAATTTGATTTAGACTATAGGCCATGAATATTCATGGCCTATTAACATTAAGGTAGATATGACAAACGATTTAAAATGGATGCTCTCATCAGATCAGCAGTTCCCATATCAGGATGATAAGATGATTGAGCTATGGTTCAAGGTCATGAAGTGGTTTAAGCCAGATGTTGTAGATTACCTTGGCGACACAGATGATCAGGCTTGCTATAGCAAATACACAGAAGGCCGTTCTGCTGAGTTTATGCAACTTCATAAAAACGATAGCCGTGACTTAATTGTTCCAATGATGCGACATGAAGCAAAGGGTGCAAGAGATTTTTATGCAAAGACTAGAGAGATGCTTCCTAATGCACAGCTATTTTCTGCTTTAGGTAATCACGATATTCGTATCTTTAACTATGTAGATGCTAAGCTTCCAGACTATATTAATGAAGTAACTCCAGAAGCATTGTGGTCACTAGACTCACTTGGCTATGAGTATATTTATTACGATGAACTACCTAAGCGACGCTTCGGAGATATTCACGTTCACCACGGACTTTCAATTGCAGCAACAGGATCTGCAAGAAAAGACATGGAGGATATGCAAGTATCTTTAATTCGTGGTCACTCACATAGAATTGCTTCACACATGGTAACTTATGAACTAAGAAACAATGGTGCTGGCGAAACTCTTCGTGGATATGAAATTGGTCACATGTGTGACGAAAAGGGCCCAGGCATGAAGTATACACAGCATCATGATTGGCAAAAGGGATTTGCAGTAGCGCATATTGTTAATGACTACCCTCACATCCAAATGATTCACGTATCCCCAGACTACTCTTGCGTGGTGGATGGAAAGTTTTTCCAGGTATGATCAAGTGTAATAAATGCGGTGGTAGAGTATTTGTAGACAGAGTATTCTCCCAAAAAATGCATATGGAATTGTTTTGCATCATGTGCGGTAAGCGCTGGATGATGAATAAGCATACAAATAGGTTAGGTAAATGGCTAGAGACACTAGAAGAAAATCACTCAAAGAAGTACGGTATTTCTTCTTAAACGAGAAGATACATAAGACTCTTAGTTTATCTAGAGCAAAGGATCAGCTAATTGCTTGGTCCTATGTAGATAAGAAAAGAATGCTTTACCCATATTCAGAAGTAGATAAAAATATGGGGAGTGCTTATAGTATTGTTCAGGTTGCCTCAATGTTAAATAAACATAGAGTTACAATTCAAGACTATATTCTAGAAGGCAAGATCAGGTCTCCACAAAAAATTTATCCTATAGGATCTAATTCAGAAGACAGCTGGTATAAGTATATGTTTAGTGATAAAGATATATTAGATTTACACCAATATATTTTAGAGGCTGGGCATTCTAAAAATGTTCCCTCTAAAGCAGAATTATTGGCTCTTCTCAAACACAGCTTTATATTGTATACTAAGACCGTAGACGGTTTTGTCCCAGTATGGAAGGCGGAGTAATGGAAAAGAGTAGAGTCGTTACTTGCGATATTTGTAAAAGAGACATAGAAGTTCGCTGGGGCATATTCGCTAGCGATACATTAAACAGACACAAGAAGGCGGAGCACAAATGACAACAAGAGTAAAGGTGGATCTTTCTTTTACTAGAAACCTTGGCAACTATGAAAGCATTAGAATTAATGTTGGCGTAGAAGATGATGTGCGTTCTGGTGAGACTGTCGATTCCGCTACCGAAAGAGTATACGCATTTGTGGAAAGCAAACTTGTTCAAAAAACAAGTGAGGTAGAGGAAGAGCTTAAGAGTGGCAAATAATAAAGAGCCATATATTCTTATGACTAATTACCAGAATCTCTACAAGGAGAAATATGGTAATATGCCTACTCTAAATAAATTTAGAGAGAAGTGGGCTATGCAAGATGTAATTGATAGCGTAGGATTTCAAAAAGCTAACGATCTCTTGTCTTATTACTTTAGCCTAGAAAAAACAGGGCACCCACTGCAGTTCTTTTATTATAACTTTGATAAAATGGAAAATGCTAGAATAGAACTACAAAAAGATATTGAGACACGCCGACTACTGCGAGAGTCTACTAAGAAGATGGTGGAAGAGGGCGGGCTATGAATACAGAAGCAACATTAATCTCGGCTATATGTAAGAATAAAGACATTAGCACTGTTATGGCAGAGAATGTAGATGAGCTATTTACTTCTCATGGAGATGTTTGGAATGGCCTTAAGTCATATTATAATCAATTCAAGGCTATCCCAGAAGTTGGAATTCTACAGGAAAAGTTTAAAGACTTTGAGCCAGACCTAAATGCAACAGCAGAGACTGCTTACTATTTAGATAATTTAAAGAATGAGTTTTTGTCCAGCAGACTAAAGAGCATTTTAATCCGTGGAGGATCAATGCTAAAAGAAGATGCTGCCTCCAGAGTAATTGGAGAACTTCAGTCACAGCTTTCTAGTTTAAATAAATATACTAATAATGTTCGTGACTTAGATGTTACAGACTCAGACAACGCTATTAAGCATTTAGAGGCCCTGAAGGTCCGTACAGCCGAGATGGGTGGATCCCCAGGCATTAAGACTGGCTTCCAGTCGATTGACCTTGCATACCCCACTGGAATGGCTCCAGGGCACCTTATAGTCGCTATTGGCTGGCCAGGTAGGGGTAAGACATGGTTTACCTCATATCTAGCCTGCAAGGCTTGGGAGCAGGGATTTAAGCCAATGATTGTTTCCCTTGAAATGACTCCAGAGAATATGCGTGACCGTATTTATACAATGCTTGGCTCTGGTCTATTTAAGGCTAGTGATTTTGCCAAGGGCGATATTAATATCGATGACTTTAGAAGTTGGTCTAGCAAAAAGTTTGCGGATAAGAATAAGTTTATTCTGGTATCTAATGAAGGCTCTGGAAATGTAACTCCAAATGCAATTCAAGCTAAGATAGATCAGCACAAGCCAGACATTGTTATTTTGGATTACCATCAGTTGTTTACAGATAACAATAACTCTAAGGCACCAACAGAACGAAACATGAATATTTCTCGTGAGTTTAAAAACTTAGCGGTCAGAAATAATATTCCTATTATAGATATTACTGCTGCAACTGCAGATGATATTACAGACCAAGACAATCCTCCAATGATGAGTCAGGTTGCATGGTCAAAGGCTATTGAATATGATGCTGATATGGCTATGGCAATTCATAAGTACAAGGGAACAGATATGATTGAAATTGTTTCTAGAAAGAATAGACACGGACATGACTTTGGTGTATTCTTAGATTGGGATATTAACAGGGGTATCGTTAAAGAGATTTACGAAAATCCGTTTGCAGATGACGCACAAAAGAATTAAAAGATTTCAAATCGAGGTAGAGTTTAATGACGATAGTCAGATTATAAGTTTAAGACCTCAATATGAGAACCTATTAGTGCAAGATATGCGTGGCAAAGGATATGTAAGAGTATTAGATATTGATCCAGCTTTCTCAATAGAGTTTACTGGAGAGACATGGAGATTCTTAATGACTCTTCACGGGATATATGTGGGAAGGAAGAAGGCATGGCAATTCGAGGGTATAACTCAAAACAGATTGATACCAAGGAATACGCCCCAAGTCATATCAAGTCAGTCCTAAAAGAAATTGGACTTAACATTGTTGGTGAGACAGGCAATGATTTCCTATGCTATTGTCCTTTTCATTCGAATAGACATACATCTAGCTTTAGCGTAAGCCAAACATCTGGAGCATTTATTTGCTTTAATCCTGCATGCGGAGAAACTGGCACACTAATAGATTTAATTAAACGCACTATGCATAAAAATGATTTTCAGTCATTAAGATTAATTGCAGCCAAAGAAACAGAAGCCTTGAATAACTTTGATGAGATTATGGAAGAGATGCTTGAAGACAAACCTACTTTCGAAGAGTTTTCTCAAGAAACCATAGATAGACTACACGCAGATCTTGCTGGCAATGTCAGCGCTAGATCTTATCTTGAGTCTAGAGGAATTAACGTAGAGTCTATGAAACATTTTAATCTTGGATATTCTCCAGCAATGAACATGGTAGTTACTCCAGTGCATAGTCCAGATGGAATTCCAATTGGTATAGTTGGCAGATCAATTGAAGGAAAAACTTTTAAGAACAGCACCAGTTTGCCAAAAAGCAAAACGTTATTTAATATACATAGGGCTAAAAAGATTGGCGACCAAGTAATAGTTTGTGAGTCTAATTTTGATGCAATAAGAATTCATCAGGCTGGCTTCCCAAATGTTGTTGCTACACTTGGCGGATTCCTGTCTAATGAGCAACAATCCTTATTAAATAGACATTTTAATAAGATAATTATTATGACAGATGCAGATGAAGCTGGCAGAGAACTAGGAAGATCTATTTCTAGCAAGCTACGCAATAAAGATATTTCTTGGGCTTCGTCTGGATATCGTGAGATATATCCAAATAAGGCTAAAGATGCGGGTGATTTAACTGAAGAAGAAATAAAGACATGCATAAAAAAGTCAGTATCAGATATTGAATATCGCTCATGGATATGATATACTAAAACAACAGATGGATTTACACCATCAACTATATAAAAAGGAGATACAATGGGTATCGTTAAAGGCCTAAAGGGCTTAAATCAAGTAATGGACAAGCCTTCATACAGCGAAGGTGACGGAACAAAGGCACGTTGGGCAAAGCTAGAAGATGCAGAGAGCGTTAAAGTTCGATTCTTGCAAGAACTAGATCCAGACTCACCGATGTACAACGAAAAAAATGGTTTGGGTTTTATTGCCGTAGAGCATACTAACCCTAAAGACTATAAGCGCAAGGCACTATGTTCAATGGAAGATCAAGGCAAGTGCTATGGTTGCGAACAACACCGTAAGGATTACAAGGCGGGATGGAAGGGTCGTTCACGACTTTACATGAACGTACTTATTGATGATGGTAAAGAAGAGCCATACGTAGCAATTCTTTCTCAAGGTTCAAGCGGGAAGACTATCACTCCAACACTAATTGAGTATGCAGGCGAAATGGGATCAATCACTAATCTCATGTGGCGCATTAAGCGTACTGGCACAAAGACAGACACAAGCTACACAATCATCCCTTTGGCTAAGGATGAAGCACCATTTGATTCATCAGCACTTGAGCTGTATGACTTAGAAACAACAGCAATTCGTGACTTGCCTTACACAGAGCAAGAAGCATTCTTTAATGGAGAAGGCGGATCTCAAGAGAGTGCCGCATCTTCAGACTCAGACAGCAGCCTAGTCTGGTAACTAATTATATGCAGGGGCAGTCTATTGACTGCCCCTGTGTTATTTAGTAGAATAACATAATGATCTCATACGAAATACCAGACCCATTTGATACTTTTGTTGCTAATAAGTATAAAGACTATAAGGGAATGGTGTATGACTTCTTTGCAAAAGAATGGCATTTAAAAGCCGCATGTTGCGGAGAAGAATTATACGCACCAAATAGAAAAACAATGACAAAGATTAGACTTTATCATACAAGAAACGAATGTCTAGGCGGATACTAATGAGTTTTACACACCTACATGTTCATTCATATTATTCATTAATGGATGGACTAAATTCACCAAAAGAATTATGTCAAGCAGCGTTAGATGCTGGACAAACTGCGATTGCAATCACAGACCATGGTACTCTCTCGTCACACAGAGATATGCAGATTGCCGCAAAGGAAACAGGCATTAAGCCCATTCTTGGTGTTGAGGCGTACATTTCTCCAACCGATAGGTTTGATAGATCATCTAAAACAGATAAATCTATTCAGGCCTACAACCATATTATTTTGCTAGCGAAAAATAAAAAGGGGTTGGAGAATATCAATATCCTTCAGGAGCTTGCTTGGAACGAAGGCTTTTATCACAAGCCACGTATTGACAGAGAGGTTTTAAATGATTATAGCGAAGGTATTATCGTTCTCAGCGGATGTCTTAATGGACTCATTACTAAGGCTATCGATAAAGGTAACATGGAGGAGGCTGAACTTCTTCTCAAAGGCTTTAAGAAAACTTTCGGACAAGATTTTTACGTGGAAGTGCAATCACATAACCCTGTGGAGATCAACTCCGCCCTTTTAGAATTAGCAGATAAACTCGGAATTAAAGCGGTGGCAACTGGCGATGCACACTTTGCTAAAGAAGAAGATAGAATCCTAGAAGAAGCACTGCTGATCCTATCTACATCCCCTAAAATTGACAAAGACTCAGACTTTGAGATGTCACGCAATATTAAAGATATGATGGAACGATTTAATTATCTGTATCCAGATCGTAGAATTTCATTTCAAGACTACAACTTATTTATTCAATCCAGAGAAGAGATTGAGGCAGACTTTAATAAGGCTGGGATTACTCGTACGGATATTTATGAGAATACTTTAGAGATTGAAAATAAAATTGCAGAGTATGATTTTCACCAAGGACTTGACCTTCTTCCAGTTCCTAAAACAGATGCTGATGATAAGCTTCGTGAGATGGCTTATGCTGGATTAGATAAGCTTGGGTTCTCAGATAATCAAACTTATATTGATAGAGTTGAAGAAGAGCTTTCTGTCATTGCCTCTAAAAGTTTTGCATCATACTTTTTAGTTATTGCAGACATGATTGATTGGGCTAAAAACAATGACATTCGTGTTGGTCCTGGTCGTGGCTCTGCTGCTGGCTCCCTTGTATGCTATTCGCTGGGCATTACAGATGTAGACCCAATCAAATATGACCTATTGTTCTTTAGATTTATTAACCCAGAAAGAAATGACTTCCCCGATATCGATACTGACTTTGAGGATCGTCGCAGAAAAGAAGTAAAAGAATACCTTAAGAAGAAGTTTAAGCACGTAGCTTCTATTTCGACATACACTTATTTTAAAGATAAGGGTGTGATTCGTGATGCTGCAAGAATTTTTATGGTTCCACTTCAAGAGGTTAACCGTGCCATGAAGTCAATCGACACGTTTGAAGACTTTATTTCTTCTCCTAATACAAAAGAATTTAGAGCAAAATACCCAGAGGTAGTCTGGCTTGCAGACAGGTTGCGTGGAAGAATTAGATCTGTTGGTGTACATGCTGCTGGAGTAGTAGTTGCAAAAGATGATTTACGAAAGTTTGCACCAGTTGAATCTAGAGAAGATGCACAAGACAAAGTTTCTGGAAGAATTCCTGTTGTTGCATATGACATGGATACTGTTGCTGACATTGGTCTTATTAAACTAGATGCACTAGGACTTAAGACACTATCTGTTATCTCTGATACTCTTAAATCAATTAAGTCTAGAACTGGTAAAGATATTGTGTTGTCAGATTTAAAGCTTGATGATCCAGAAGTTTATAAGATGCTCAGTGAAGGATTTACTAAGGGGGTCTTCCAGGCAGAAGCAACTCCATATACAAATCTTCTTATTAAAATGGGAACTGATAAGTTTGAAGATTTAGTTGCATCTAACGCACTGGTAAGACCAGGAGCCATGAATACTGTTGGAGCAGCATATATTAAGCGTAAGCAGGGTAACGAAGCCGTAGATTACATGCACACAATCATGAGGCCCTTTACCGAGAATACTTATGGTGTTATTATATATCAAGAGCAAGTTATGCAGGCATGCGTACACTTGGGTGGTATGACTTGGGCAGAGGCTGATAAGGTCCGCAAGATTATTGGAAAGAAAAAAGATGCAAAAGAGTTTGACCAGTTCAAGGATAGGTTTGTTGCTGGGGCTTCAGAGCACATTACTAAGAAAAAAGCGGAGGCACTTTGGCATGACTTTGAAGCTCATGCTGGTTATTCTTTTAACCGCTCCCATGCTGTTGCTTACTCTATGCTCAGTTATTATACTGCTTGGCTTAAGTTTTATTATCCACTTGAGTTCATGTTTTCGATTCTTAAAAATGAAAATGATAAAGATGCTAGGACCGAATATTTAATTGAGGCCAAGCGTCTAGGACTTAAGGTTTTGCTACCACATATCAACGAGTCGGGCCTTGACTTTTCTCTTCAGGAAAACGCCATTCGATTTGGATTGTCTGAAGTAAAGTTTATATCCGACAACATTGCAAATAAGATTATTGATAACAGACCGTATACCAATTACGATCATTTTATTTCTATTGCTTCCTCTAAGGGCAGCGGAATTAATAGCAGAGCTATAAGTTCACTCAATGCAATTGGTGCAGCAGCATTTAAAGATAATCCAAGAAACGGAAATGAAAAAGATAATTACTATGAGTATCTAGGCATACCAACATTTAACCTAGAAGGAATCCCGCCAAGAGTAAAAGCGCAGGCTAGACCTATTGAAGAGTTTGATGACCTAGGCTCGTTTGTTATGTTTGGAATGGTTAAGGGAATTAAGCGTGGAACTGGGTGGGCAAGAGTAGAGATTGTAGATGAGACTGGTTCAATAGGACTTTTCCATAATGAGCAAACGCAAATTGAAGTAGGGCAGATGTATTTCATTCTTGTAGGAGATAACAGAATTGCAAGATATATTAAGGTTTCAGATATAGATCCATCTTCAAACGATATGTTTGTCGACTACCTATATCGTAAAGAATATGATCTAGAAGAAGATGAGTATATGGTTGTAAACTTTACGCCATATGTAACAAAAGCTGGCAAGACCATGAGCCACATAGTATTGTCTAATAGGAACAAAGAGCTCACCAGAGCCATTGCTTTCCCAACTATGTATAAGATGACACTTGCAAAAATGCGTGAGGGAATGAAGTGTAAGGTTGTTCTATCAAAACTAGATGATGGAACTATGAATGTAAAGGAAATAAAATGAGCGACGTAAAGATTGAAGATGTGTATGCACAGCTAAATATTGCTAAAATTCTTGTGGCTACAATCGAAAAAATTGGTGAGATATCATTACCAGTTTCAAGTTTTTTAAATGCCACCAATGAGGATAAAGAGCTTCAGGTAGATTACAATGAAGAAGATCAGACATTCTTATTTAAGCTAAAGCAAAAAGATTAATTAAAGAAAGCTTCACAACCATTAATTTAAATGGTATACTAGTAGAGAGAAGAAAGAGTATATATGACTATTTCATTAGAAGACATAATGGCCAAGTTAGACCCAAAGACACGTGCAAGAGTCCAGTCAGCACAAAACGTTCAAGTTCATAAGCAGCTAACTCCAAGTATCGGATTAAATGTTGCCTTGAAGGGCGGTCTGGGATACGGTAGACAGGTCCTTGTCTGGGGGAATAAGTCAGCAGGAAAATCTTCTTTCTGTCTACAGATGATAGCACTTGCACAACAAGAGGGTAAGACATGCGCTTGGATTGATGCAGAGGCTTCCTATGATCAATCTTGGGCAGAGCAACTTGGAGTAGATTCCTCTTCCCTTATTTATTCTCAGGCTAAGACAGTCAATGATATGGTAGACGTTGGCGTAAAGCTAATGGAAGCTGGCGTAGATGTAATTGTTGTTGATTCAATCTCAGCACTTCTACCAGGTATATATTTTGAAAAAGATGGAAATGAAATGAAGGATTTGCAAGACACTAAGCAAATCGGAGCAGAAGCAAAGGATATGACTCATGCAGTCAAAATGTTAAACTATGCAAACAAAAATACACTACTGGTTCTCATCTCACAGCAAAGAAATCAATTTGGATCTATGCATGCCTCCCATATCCCGACAGGAGGAATGGCAGTTAAGTTCTTCTCTTCCACCGTCATTAAGTTATGGTCTTCGGAAGCTGAAGCTAATGCGATTAAAGCGGGCGTTGCGGTTGGTGACAAGATCATTGAACAAAGAGTTGGCAGGCCAGTCAATTGGATTATTGATTACAACAAACTCGGCCCCCCTAATCTTTCAGGACAATACGACTTCTATTACCAAGGAGAATCTTTAGGAGTTGATCGCATTGGCGAAACTCTAGATGTTGCAGAAATGTATGGCCTTGTTGAAAAAGGCGGAGCATGGTATACCATTAACAAAGAGCGGTTTCAGGGAAGAGCTAAAGCAGTAGCATACCTTAGAGAAAATCCAGAAGTAGCTGGAGCCCTAATTGAGGAAATAAATGCCAAATCTCAATGAGTTTATCAACAAGCCACAAGCGGTTAGTAAGAAAAACTTAGAAGCAATACATGGCGTAAAGCCATGCTCTAAATGTGATTTAAATGCTGAAGAAGCTTTTTGGGATCCTGAATCAATGACTTTAGCATGGGAGTGTCCAGATGGGCACTCAAACGAAGTTAAGGTGGGATAAAATGAGCACAGACTTTAGCACTGTTAAAAAGATTGTTATAGCGCCACAAATTGTTGTATATAGAAATATATTTAAGCATAGTAAAGAAATTATTGATCTTATGAAAAATGACAGGCCAATATCTTTCTTTACTAATTGGAACGCATGGTATGAGCAAGGCTTTAGAAAGGTATCTAACCCTATACGCCTAGATCAGATAGATCCAAAAGACGACAAAGAACTAGCACTTGAAAAAGAGTATGTCCTAGAGGTACTTGATTGTATGAAGTTTATAAGGGAAGATTACCTAAATGAATTTAGAGAAGATAAAGGCATATGGCCATCTTTTATAGAAAACTGGGATGATCTATCTGACACGAATAAAAGATATTGGATTGATTATTTTAGGTATGACGTAGACATGGCAGCCAAAGTTCAGCATAAAAACTTAATGATGGAGTATCATGTTGACGAGTTCCCGATACCAAAAGAAACAAAAAGAGATAGGCATGTTGCTACCGTTAACTTTTATTTGAATAATGAATACGAAGGTGGAGAGATATGCGTCTATGATTCTGTATCTAATAATACCTATATGTATAAGCCACATCCTGGAGATGCAGTAATAATGCCATCTACCGAACCGTTTTATCATGGTGTGAAGCCATTTAAAAATTCAGATAGATATTTTTTAAGAGCATTTATTGATTATGAGGTTCACCCAGACTTTGAGTGGAAAAATAAATATGCTTTAGACATCAACGAATCTTTGCTAAAAGATATTGCTACAGAAGAATCTTATATAGAAAAGGATCTTCAGATAATTAAACTATCTATCCCAGCTAACATTATAGAAGTAAAAGGATAGTGTATGTCGGAAAGATCTGAAGTAAAAAGAGATGGAGCTAAGGCTCAAAAAAATAGTGGCAGAGGAGATTACCAAAAGGGTGACGCACAGTGGAATCAATTCTTGGTAGACTATAAAGAGGCAGGTTCAACGTTTACATTAAACAAAGAAGTGTGGTCAAAGATATGCACAGACACCTTTAAAGTAAATAGAGATATGCATCCAGCATTAAAAATTATTATTGGGTCTGAATCCAAAGTTAGGCTTGGTATAATAGAATGGGCAATTTTAGAAGAATTAATAGAATGTTGGGAGAAAAATAATGTATAACCTAGATGTTTACGTAGATAATAAAGATAAGCCTACCGCAAAAATTAGGCCACTATCTATTAAGAGAGATTGGATGCATCCACAAACATATAACTGCCATCCGATAGTAATGGCCAACTCACTTGGCTACGGAATATATTTTGATCACGACATATCATTTATTTGGGATGGCGAGAGAATGAATGGTGCACGTGGAGTTATAGGAGAGGATAGTATTTGGGTGGGCAGAGGAGAAGGCACTGTAACTTTTATAACCAATTTAATCTTTAGAACTGATGAAAATACAAGTGTAGTTACAATGCCAGTTCCAAATGAAAGCATGGAGGGCGCACAAGTGCTTAGTACAATATTGTCTACATCAGTTTTTACTGGAACCTTTTCTGTTGTTTGGAAGATTGATACCCCAAACAAAGAATATTTTATTCCAGCTGGAACAAACATTGCTTGCATACTCCCTATATCTTTAGGATCAATTCAAGATTCAGTAGTGACCATGAAGGATTCATTTGTGCCTTTCGAAAGAGTTCAGGATAGCTATGAGTATATAACTTATTTAAAGGGATTGAATGCTCAAGGCATCAGGCCAAGAATGTATAAAAAGGGGATTAACCATAAGGGAGAAGTTATTGGAAAACACGAAGTCGATAGCATTAACCTAAACGTAGTTTATGAAAAAGAAAAAGAATAACTCATGTCAAGTAGATATGGTTACTTAAGCCTTTTAACTAAAGAAGAGGTAGAAAAGACAATAGGTATAATTGACTCATTGTCTGATAAATGGATTAAGCGTGGGCCAGATAACAGTAGGCATTCGTTTTACACATTGGGAGCTGTGTCGCATTTAGAAATACCGCCAGAAGACGAAGTAATAAATCAGGAGCGAATAGATTTATTTAATAATAATAATAAAATCCTGCTAGATAACTTTAAATACCTTTATGAAATCATAGAGAAAAAAGTAACCGAGATGTTTGGGCCCTGTGAATTGATTGATGATGTTCCTTTGCCAGGATTTTATATATTTGGAGACACCGATGGAAATGCAGATGGCTCGTTATCCCCATATGGCGATGTTGGTGGAGCTGCAACAATTCATCGTGACAGCTTATTAAAACATTTAAATTATAAGTGGGACTCTTTGGGAGGGGCAACAGATTCATTTGCAATAACATTGGCTATTGAATTGCCAAAAAGTGGAGCTGGAATTATGATATGGGACCAGCCAGACATTGGATTTTACTCAAACAGTGACTACGCTAAGCACTGCAAGATGCTTGACTTTAATTCAAATGAGCACAATTCTGAGGTTTTAAAAAATAAAATACTCAATCCAATCCCAGAAATAATAGATTATTATCCTGGCGGAATGTTTTGGCATTACTGTGGAATATACCATGCGGTTGGCTATTCACACAACACATTAAATACAGATAGGAGAATAACTATGCAGATTTTTGGAGTTAAGTGCAATGATATATGGAGGTTAGTTTTTTAAATGACAACTTTTATATTTGGATTTGTGGTGGGTTTATCAATCGGGTATCCCCTTGGTCTATTTATAGATCAATTAGACAAAAGGATAAAGCGCAATGGAAGATAAAAATACCTTACAGTTAATTAGCGATATTACAGAGTTTAATGACTTGCATGAGTTTATGCAGGACGAACACCTTGATAAGGCGCTAGCTATTGTAGTTAAATTACTAATGAACCCAGATGTGCCTTCTGCTAAAGCACCACATTTAATTATGGAGCTCCAAGCAATGTCCACCAAGTTTGCTGTGCTTGCTTCAGTATACTCTACAATTGCAAAAGATAAAGCTGGAACGGCCAATAACAATAAAAAGAACATATATTATTCAGTAAAGGAGTCCATAGACAAACTCGTAGATGCACTTAAATACGTAGTTAGGTACAACTCATAAATGGCTAGAGATATTGTAAAAAATCTTAAGTTTAAAAAGCATACTGGCAACTTCTTTGATCCAGAAAAATTTGCTCAGTTGCTTGATGAGTCTTATAGAAATACAAAACGCCCAGATGGGGATACTACAAAAAAGTCTTTTAGCCCAAGCTCATTGGGGTATGGACATGGCACATGCCCAAGATACTGGTACATGGCATTTACTGGTGCTGTTTTCATTGATGACAACGATGCTGTTGCAGTAGCAAATATGGCTCAAGGAACTCAGGCTCATGAAAGATTGCAAAACCTAATTAAGACTATGCCTGAGTGGAGGGCAGAAGAAGAAGAAATTATTAATGAATACCCTCCAATTCGTGGCTTCATAGACTTGATCATGGAGTATGATGGTGAGACTGTAATTGGAGAAATTAAGACGGCTAAGCAAGAGGTATGGGATACTAGACAAGCAGAGATGAAGTCTTCTCCCAACCATATGCTGCAGCTACTTACATATATGAAGCTAAAGAATGCTAAAGAAGGATTCTTTCTATATGAAAACAAAAATACTCAAGAGATACTTATTATTCCAATTTCAATGAACGATAAAAATAAAGAGATTATCGAGAATGCTTTTCAGTGGATGAGAGACGTATGGGATAACTTTAAAGAGGGAGATCTGCCAAAGCGACCTGAAAATGCTACTAAGTATAAACTCCCTTGCACTTATTGTCCAGTTAAAAAAGAATGTTGGGCTAAGGGATCAAATCCTGGAACAGTAGAAATTGAATTGATGAAGGTGTCAAAGTGATATGTCTAAACATTGAATGCGGTAAAGATTTTGAATCTAAGACACATAATCAAAAATACTGTTCAGATGAATGCTGCAGAGTTGCAACCAATAAAAGAATCATGCAAAAATATTATGAGAAAAAAGCAATTAAAAATGGTGCTCCAAGAAAATGCAAGGGCTGCCCAGGATTTTTAAGTAGATATAATTCTGAAGCTTATTGCTCTAAGTGCATTAAGTCAAGGCATGCAAAAGACAAAAAGCATTTGATGGGGATCATTGATGACATTGGCTAGTCTAGTAAAGACTAAGGCGTCAAGAGTCTTAGGCATAGATGCATCCACAAACTCAATAGCATTTTGCTTAATGGAAAATGACGTGCCATTAAAATGGGGTAAAATAAATTTATCTGGTAACGACATATTTGAAAAGATATATGATGCCAAAGTTAAAATGCATGTAATGTTGGATGAATTGCAGGCAGACTATATTGCAGTCGAAGGAGCTGTTTTGGTTAGGTCTCCAGACGCTGTGATTAAATTGTCTTATGTGTATGGGGTAGTTATTGCTGAGCTAATGTCTACTGGAGCTAAAGTCATAACAATATCTCCAACTTCATGGCAGGCATACATTGGGAATAAGAATCCTACAAAAGAAGAAAAGTCTGGGATCAGGTTGGCAAATCCAGGATATGCTGAGTCATGGTACAAGAACCAGCTAAGGAATATGAGAAAGCAAAGGACGGCGGACTACTTTAATAAAAAGTATAGCCTATCAGTATCCGACTTTGACGTAGCAGATTCATTTGGAATAGCTCATTATGCCAATAAAGAATTGACAAAGAGATGAAGTTGTATCAAGATAAAGCTTGGCTTCACAATAGATATATTATTCAGAAAAAAAATATAGTAGAAATAGCAAAAGAGTGTGGTGTTTCAGCCATGACCATACAAAGGTATATAGATAAATTTGCAATAAAAGTCAAACGCTAATTGACATTTTAGTTGACTAGAAGTATAATTATTTAATGACAGAAATAGAGCCATCCGTACACTTTGACAAGATGAACAAGGTTGTTTCAGAGCTACTTAAGGGTAACTCTGCCACTCAAATCGCCACAATAACTGGAATGACCAGAAAAGATGTGCTGGGATATATTGACGAGTGGAAGGCAGTAGTACACAACGATACTAATGTTAGAGACCGTGCTAGAGAAGCGCTAATGGGTGCAGATCAGCACTACGACATACTTATTAAAGAGGCGTGGAAGACCGTAGAGGATGCTGATACTCAGGGGCAGCTTAGTGTAAAGTCAGGTACATTAAAGCTAATAGCCGATATAGAAGCAAAAAGAATTGGGATGTTGCAGGCAGTTGGCGTATTGGAAAATAATGAGATGGCTGCACAGATATTAGAAAATGAAAGAAAGCAGGAGATGCTTGTTGGCATCTTAAAAGAAGTGACATCAACATGTAGTCATTGCAAAATAGAGGTTGCTAAGCGTCTTTCTCAAATAACAGGAATAGTAGAACCAATTATTATATCTCAAGAGGTGGCAGATGCTTGATCTTAATGGATCAATTAAACTTGGAGAAGATATTTATGTCTACCCTAATTTCATTTCTGCACAAGAAAGAATTGAAATATTAAAAGATATTGAATCCATTCCTGAAGAAAAATGGGTAGGGCATTTTAATGAAGGTAGTCAGGGTGCAGAAACTGCACACATGTCTATAGATAAATTTATACCAATAAGTAAAAGACTGTCTGATATGCTAGATAGCGGTGTTTATTTAGGTAATTCATTAGCAGCAACTAGAATGAAAAAAGGTTGGGTAGGGCCACACCACACAGATAATTTTGATTTTTTAGATGTTATTAAAGCAAGCCAAAATTTAAAAGAAGGCGAAGACTTTGACACCGCAGAAAATAGTATTGCTGGACTAATAATGTATTTAAATGATTTTGAAGGCGGAGAAATATACTACTCTAATCAAGATGTAACATACTACCCAAAAGCGGGGGACCTTGTAATACATAGCTCACAAGAGCACTGCAGACATCAGGTACAAGAAGTTAAAAGTGACATCAGATACTCACATTCAAGTCACCTATTTAACTTGGTGCGTGTTCCAAAGGGTTTTAACAATGTCTCTTGATTTTTCAGAATTTATAGAAATATTAGATGGCGATGAGTTTGAAGAGCGCCCAGTTGATCTGCAGACATTTGTGACTAGCCCAGACTACTTAGGCCTACCACCACTTTCTGAAAACCAATATACACTGATTGCTAGAAGCTCTCAGATATATAAAGAGTCAACCCTTATTAAGCTTTATGGAGAAGAGCAAGGGAAAAAGATGTTTAAGCAGACCTGTGTTGAAGTTATTGCTCAGCTTGGTAAGGGCTCAGGCAAAGATTACTCATCGACTATTGCAGTAGCCTACATAGTTTATCTGTTGCTATGCCTTAAAGACCCAGCAGCATATTATGGTAAACCGCCTAGAGATGCAATAGATATTCTTAACATTGCTATCAATGCTCAGCAGGCAAACAACGTTTTCTTTAAGGGATTTAAAATGAGAATCGAAGTCTCACCCTGGTTTGCTGGTAAATATACTGACAAGGCCTCAGAAATTAAATTTGATAAATCAATAACAGTTCATTCGGGTCACTCAGAAAGAGAAGCCTGGGAAGGATATAACGTAATGGTTGTGATTCTTGATGAAATTTCTGGATTTGCAACAGAAAATACAAGCGGACATGACCAGGCTAAAACAGCAGATGCCATATACGACATGTATAGAGCTTCAGTTGATTCACGTTTCCCAGATGTAGGTAAAGTAATTCTGCTTTCATTCCCACGTTTTAAAAACGATCCAATCCAAAAATTTTATGAGTCAGTCATAGCAGAAAAAGAAACTGTTATCAGAACTGAAATACTAAAGCTAGATCAAGATCTACCAGATGGCACAGAAGGCAATGAGTTTGAGGTAGCTTGGGAAGAAGACCACATAGTCTCGTATGTGTATCCAAGAGTGTTTGCACTTAAGAGACCTACATGGGAAGTTAACCCAACAAAAAAGATTACTGACTTTACTGTAGCCTTTCACAAAAATTCGTCAGATGCTCTTGGTAGATTTGCCTGTATGCCATCCGATGCAGTTGATGCATTCTTTAAATCTAGAGAAAAGATTGAAAAGGCTTTCAATCAAGCTAGCCTAGCAGTGGATAAGTTTGGAAGACTTGAAGATTGGTTTAAACCAGATCTAGAAAAAGATTATTTTATACATGTAGACTTAGCACAGAAGCATGATCATTGTGCAGTGGCTATGGGGCATGTTAATAAATGGGTAGAAGTAAAAGTTACGGATACTTATTCTCAGCCAGCACCAATTGTAGAAATTGATGCAGTTAGATTTTGGACCCCGACACCAGATAAATCTGTAGATTTTTCTGAAGTAAAAGATTACATACTTGCCCTAAGAACTAGGGGTTTTAATATCAAGATGTGTACGTTTGACAGATGGAACTCTCATGATATGATGCAACAACTAAAACAATATGGCATCAATACAGAGATTCTGTCTGTCGCAAAAAAACATTATGACGATATGGCAATGGTAGTTTTAGAAGAAAGATTGTCTGGGCCTCATATACCATTACTAATAGATGAATTGCTTCAGTTAAGAATTATGAGAGATAAGGTTGACCACCCAAGAAAAGGATCAAAGGATTTAGCAGATGCTGTATGCGGAGCAGTATATAATTCAATAAGCAGGACTAGAATGCGAAGAGACGAAGAGATAAAGATTCATGACTACGAATCTATGAGCTATGATAATGATTTTGCAGTTAGCGATGGAGAAGTTGAAAATGTATATAATATGATTAGAGCACCAAGAATGCCTGAAAGTTTAGCCAGATCGATAGAAAATATGGAGATAATATGAGCGAGTACCAAGAAAGAGCAAAAGAATGTAAGTGCTGCACAAAACATGTGCCACTTCCTACAACACTTAAAGCATATAACGGAGTAACCTTATGCCCAACTACATACTATAATGTAATTGAATACAAAAGGATTTGGGACACATTTGGATCACGTCCAGCTGGTAATGTCAGAAAGCATTTCTCAGAGTATGTGCAGCAAATAGTTGAGGGAGTAATTACAAAGCCATGATTTTAAAAATTAAATACTATTTATATAAAATATTTAATAGAAATAGATTTAAGAGAAAGAATAGGGAAAACCCATTTATCTATTGATGAAAAAAATCCTAGAGGATTTTAAAATATCTTACAATCAAACAAAATATAACATGGAAGACATTGGTGGGAAACACGAGGCGGATACAAATTTTTACGAAGCTAATTCTTTTCGCTTGCGATCCCCAGAGTTATCTGATCACGCAGACATAGTCATAATGGGTTGCTCATTTTCATATGGAGTTGGTGTTCCAGAGCAAATGTCTTGGGGAGTACAAGTTGCAAATCATTTTAATTTGCCATATCATAATCTATCATCTACAGGAAGAAGCACACCATTTTTAGTAGATCATTTATTTTCATACTTTAAAAACTATGGGCATCCCAAAATACTAATTTGTCTTTTCCCAGAACCAACTAGAATGCAAATATACTCAAGCCCATTACATGTTATTTCAAAAAATCATTTAAATAAAAAATCTCATCTGAATAAAGAAAATTTAGATAACGCAAAGCCAATAACCTTTAATGCTACAATGCATATATCTCATAACTTAGATGAAAAATATTCAAAATTACCTTATAAAGCAGAGGATGTAATCCCAGTTGAAACTGCAGTTGCCTTTTCTATGCAGCATATTAAATTTCTTGAAATGTACTGCAAAGTCGCTGGAATTAAATTAATATGGTCAACGTGGGACATACCAACAGAATTTGCATTAAAGGATATTGATCATGAATATGAAAACTTTATTTCTGTAGAAAATAAATATTGGCATTCTAGAGAAGAGGATCTATTTTATGATAGGATGCATTTGCCAGGCCGACAGCCTTATAATTTATCTAGTTTTAATCCATATCATGATGACAGCGATAAGTGCACAGATTTTGTAGATTGTCACTCAGAACTTAGAGAAAAGCACGGGTTGAATTGGGATTTAGCATCAGATGTCAATAGGCACTCAAGACATCACTGGGGTATACATAGACATACGCATATAGCAGAGTTTTTTATTGAAGAGATTGAGTCAAATAAATGAGTATAATATTAGGAATAAATGAAACTTCGCATGATGCTTCAGTATCTTTAATTAAAGATGGGGAGATATTGTTTGCTGGTCATTCAGAAAGATATAGTAAGCAAAAAAATGACTGGTATATTAACGATAGCCTGATTCAAGACGCATTGTCTTACGGTAGACCAGACCACATAGCCTACTACGAGAAACCGCTTCTAAAGGCCTCTAGGCTATTTCTAAGGGGTGGTTTTGGAGACTGGAAGCCCAAGTTCGACTTGCCAGGAGTTCCAAGGAAATCATTTAGCCATCACTACTCACATGCAGCAGCTGGATATTACACCAGCCAATTTAATAATGCGGCTATAGTAGTTCTTGATGCTATAGGAGAATACAATACATCTACTATTTGGGTAGGAGATGGGGAAAACATTAGTCTTAAATATAAGCAAAATTATCCAGTAAGCTTTGGCTTATTCTATTCAGCATTTACTAAGCTTATAGGGCTAATGCCAAACCAAGAAGAATATATTATGATGGGAATGGCTGCCTACGGTGATTGGACAAGATACTACAAGGATGTAGATTCTTACTTCCCCTCATATAGCCATCAAAAATATAATTTTCATAAAGGAATAAATGACTGGGGCCCCATATTGTCAGATCAAGATAGGTTTGACATTGCTGCTGCAGTTCAAGTTGTTTACGAACAAAGACTAAATGATTTTATGCGTATGGCTAAATCAATTACTGGCAAAGACAATCTGGTTTTTATGGGTGGATGTGCATTAAACTCATCAGCAAACACATTGCTTTGGAAGATATTTAAGGACATATGGATTATGCCAAACCCAGGAGATGCTGGTTCATCATTAGGAGCGGCAGCCGCTCTTTATGGTAAACATCTAGAGTGGAAGACACCGTATTTGGGCTACGACATGGGTGGCGAATATCCAATCAATAAAATACTTGCAGAGCTAAAGAACAATAAAATAGCGGCGGTGGCAACTGGAAGAGCAGAATATGGTCCTAGAGCTCTAGGTAACAGGAGTATATTGGCTGATCCTAGAGATCCAAACATTAAAGACAAAGTTAATATGATTAAGCAGAGAGAGCAATTCAGGCCTTTTGCACCAGTAGTTTTAGAAGAGTTTGCAAGTGAATGGTTTGACATGGACTTTGCCTCTCCTTATATGCAATATACTGTTAAGTGTAAACAGCCAGACAAGATACCTTCAGTTGTTCATAAAGATGGAACTTCTAGAGTACAAACAGTAAATAGAGATCAACATCCAGGGCTGCACATGCTTTTGAGAAAGTGGTATTGGGATACTGGATGTCCAGTACTTTTAAATACTAGTTTAAATATTAAAGGTCAGCCTTTATTAAATGATGAGCAAGATGCTATTGACTGGCAGGCGCACTACGGGTATAATATAATAACAGGCGCCAGTAGCTTAGTTGGTTAAAGCCCCGAACTCATAATTCGGTAATCGTAGGTTCGAGTCCTACCTGCCGCACTGAACCTTTGTAGCTCAGCGGAAGAGCAACAGACTTCTAATCTGTAGGTCGCTGGTTCGATCCCAGCCAGGGGTACAATTAATTAAATTATAGAGAGAGAGCAAATGTCAAAAGATAGCGATATGCTAAATTGGGAAAATCTTTTAATACAAGATATAAGGCTGGCTGGGTATGGAATACATAGCGAGGACATTATCCCTATTGAGTATGCTAAAAATAATCTTGGATACAGAAGCCAGCCATTTGAAAATAAAGCTGATATGTTATTTATAGGAGATTCATTTACTAGAGGTGATGGACTTCCACTAGAGTATGTATACACAGATATATTGTCAAAGAAATTAAATTTAAGTTTCTCTTCCTTAGCAACTGGAGGAGATTCTATGGCAGGGCAGATAGCCAAATGTTTTTTTTATTTTAAAAAATACGGAAACCCTAAAGCAATTGTTGCCTTATTCCCAATGAATAGATTTGCATACCCGTATTTATCTGGAGAAATGGAAAATGCTCCTTCTAACATGAAGCAGGCCAAAACGTTTAATTCTCCTGAAACCGAAGATAGTTACATATTAAGCACAGACATATACCTATATAGCGTAGCAAAATATGCTAAGGCTCCGTATGCAGCAGAAGAAATAATTTCAAATAAACTTGCTTTTTTTTATGATAGGATTATGCTTGATGCACTAGAACAGTACTGTGAAACTAATAATATTATTTTTACTTGGAGCGTTTGGAATCAAAAATATCAAGGTGGGCTATACCAGCAAATTGAAAAAAAATACCCTGGGTATCATAAAAATTACTGCTGGATAGAAGCAAATTCATGGGTAAGGCAGGGAGATATTGTGGCTCCATTAGACGAAAAGGTCACCTGTCACCTAGAGATTAGTGATGAAATGCTATTCAATATTGCCGCAGACAGGGTTAAGAATAATGGTAGAGGGGCTCATAATGGCTTCCATTGGCATATTCATGCCGCAGAAGACCTTTATAGGCACATAGAACAAAAATTAAAAATGGTATAATAAAGACATTAAGTGCATTAATATTAGAAATGGGAGAAAAAAAATGTCAGTAAAAGGAAGCCTTGAAGCAATCATTGAGGTTGCAAAGAAAGAAATTGGGACAATTGAAGGTCCAAAAGATAATGAGACAAAATATGGTAAGTGGACAGGTGCAAACTTTCTTCCATGGTGCCAGTCATTTGTTTCATGGTGTGCATTTACTGCAGGCCTAGATCCAAAGAAGTATCCTAAGAGTGCAGCAACAGTAGCAGCATCTGACTGGTTCAAGAAGAATGAAAGATGGTCGGATGCTCGTAATGATGATCCGCAGGCAGGAGACTGGATCTATTTTGATTTTCCAGATGATGGCGTCAATCGTATCTCGCATGTCGGTCTTTGCATTAAGAACAATGGCGACGGAACAATCCAGGTTATTGAAGGAAACACTTCAGGGACTGCTAAGGGAGATCAGCGCAACGGCGGAATGTGCGTAGAGAAAACTCGTGGATATGTCAAGGATAACAAAAAGAAACTACTTAATGCAGTTGTTGGTTGGGGACGACCAGTATATGCTGGAGAAGAAGATGCCCCACTACTAAACAAGTTGGCACCAGCACCAGCAAAGAAAGCAGCACCTGCCAAGCCAGCAGCTAAAAAGGCTGCTGTAAAGACAGAAACAAACCCAACAACAAAGAAGAAGTAATAAAATTAAAAAAAATACCTCTTTAAATGGCTTGTGTTTTGATGACATTTTATTGATGCCTCATGACTCATCTCCAATAGTAAGCAGGTCTAAAATAGATCTTACTACAAAAATTGGAAATCCAAATAATCCAGATGCAATTATTGAGATGATTAGCCCAATAATTTCAGCTCCAATGGAGTCTATATCTTCGCATGACATGCTTTATGCAGTAAGTAAATCTGGATCGATTGGAATGACTTGTAGATCAGAAAGCATAAATGAAAAAATAAAAAAAGCTAATGATATTAATAGGCATAGAATAGGTATATCTATAAACATTGCAGATATCTATGACAACAAGACAGTAAATATGATTACTTCCCAAGGAATTAAGATTATCCTCTTAGATATTGCTAACGGTCATTTGCAGGTAGCTGCAGACTCTATATCTGCTTTAAGAGCAATGGTCCCATCAAGCACACATATAATGTGTGGTAATGTTGCATCATATGGTGCATACAAGATGCTTATGGATGCTGGGGCTGATTCTGTGAGGGTTGGTATTGGAGGCGGTGCAGCATGTACTACAAGGCTTATGACTGGCTTTGGTGCACCAACACTATCATCTATCATGAACATATACGAGCACGTAAAAAATGATACAGTCAATGGAATAGTGGCAGATGGAGGAATTAAAAACTCTGGTGATATTGTAAAGGCTTTAGGAGCTGGAGCTAGTGCAGTAATGTTAGGCTCTATGTTGGCAGGCCATGATGAGTGTGGCTCTATAGATGGCAAATACTACCTTAGCGGGTTAGCATCAAGAGAATACATACTGAAAGAAAGAGGGCTAAAGGATGTAAAGAATCCTATAATTAGCTTTGAAGGTGTAACTGGAGAAGTAGAATCTAAAGGCCCAGCATTAGAAGGTATATATAATATACTTAATAATGTCAGAAGCGCATTTACATATTCAGGATCATCGGATATAAAAGGCTTACAAAAAACATTGGAGTATATAGAAGTATCTCCTCAATCAATTAAAGAATCAGGTAACAGAGTATAATGTTTGAATATTATGTAAAAAAAGTATCTAAGGTTGTAGATGGAGACACAATTGACGTAGACATAGATCTTGGCTTTGACATATCTTTTACGTCTAGAGTTAGATTAGCTGGTATTGATACACCAGAATCCAGAACATCAGATAAGGTAGAGAAAGCATTAGGGCTCGAAGCCAAGGCATTTTTGAAGCATGCAATTGATTCTGCTAAAACAGTTGTTATCAAAACAGAAAAAATGGATTCATCTGAAAAGTACGGAAGAATTTTAGGCTGGGTGTTCCTGGATGGATCAGATAAGTCTATTAATGAAGAAATGATTGCTGCAGGACATGCTTGGGGTTACCTTGGAGATACTAAGGTAAAAGACTTTGATGCGCTAGCAAAAGCAAGAGCATCTTATAAGGATAAAAAATGATAATTCAGATTATAGGTTTGCCAGGATCTGGTAAGACAGAGCTAGCAAAGGCACTTAAAGAGAGAATCAACGCTATTCATTTAAATGCAGATGAGGTAAGAGCCACTGTAAATTCTGATCTTGGTTTTACGCCAGAAGATAGACTAGAGCAAGCACGTCGTATGGGCGAGATGGCTAGACTTATATCTAAGCAAGGTGTTGCTCCAGTCGTAGTAGATTTTGTATGCCCAACAGAGCTAACAAGATCTGCATTTGGCCAGCCAGACATATTAATATTTATGGATACAATTGAAGAGGGTAGATTTGAAGACACCAACAAGATGTTTGAAAAGCCTACTAAGTTTAGTTGGATGTTTATGAACCACAGACTAGACCCAAACAAAAAAGCTTCAGTAATCATTGAAGAGTTTAAGTTACATGACTGGTCTGCGCCAACTACATTAATGCTTGGTCGCTACCAACCTTGGCACGAAGGACACCATGCTCTATATAAAGAGGCGGGCAAGAGAACAGAACAGGTACTACTTGGTGTTCGCAATACATATAAGACAAGCGAAAAAGACCCACTTAAATTTGATGAGGTTAAAGAGTATATTGCCAAGGATGAATTTATGGATGGAGCATTAGTTCTAAGACTACCTAACATCACTAATATTGTTTATGGTCGTGACGTAGGATATAAGATTGAGCAAGTAGATTTGGGGGCAACGATTCATGCTATTTCGGCTACTGAAAAACGCAAAGAACTTGGTCTCTAATTTCTTTTTAAATAATGATCTAGCAGATAAAGAAGCAAAACTTTACTTTAAGGATAAAGATGAAAGTAACTAAACAAAGATCAGCACTAAAGGCTATTACTTGGCGTATAATTGGTACGGCAGATACTTTTGTATTGTCATATTTTATAACACATAAAGCAGTAACTGCTGCATCAATTGCAGGTTTTGAGGTACTAACAAAAACAATTCTTTATTACTTCCATGAGCGTGGTTGGAATAAAGTTAAATGGGGGAGAAAAGGCTCTTAGCTGCCTCATATAGTTTTACATCCATGTAGTTGGCCTCTTTAATTAAATCAATTTCTTCTTTAGTAAGAGAATCACAAAAATCTTTTACTCCGTTTGTTTTAAATAAATCTGTATCGCTCATATTGTATGTATACTCAACATTTTTAATGCCAACTTTATCTGCAATTTCTTTTTTAATTTTATTATAAGTTTTTATATTAATGTCTTTAGAATCAATCAGCATATTAATTCTTTTAAGTCTAGACATAATTAAATCTTCGTCAAACTTTATGTCTTGCTCTGGGTCTATTGTGTTGTTTTCCCAATGAATGAAGCTTCTAGACTGTATATTTGTAATTTGATAAAGGCTGGCAAATAGATGCTCCTTATCTGTTAATCCACCGTGCTGAAGTCTATAGCTTACTATTGCCTCTACTGGATCTCTTAAGGAAGATATTATATAAGTATCGTCAGATATTAAGCTGTTCCAGCCATGATGAGTCCAGTTGATATCTTTGGTTTTAGGGAAAAGGTATTCTATATCTGTATCTCTTGTAATATCTATTAGATCTTTTAAAACGTATTCGTACAAGAACCTGCCGCCAGACTTGCTCACGTGTAAGTAATAAAAGGATTTCATATATTGATTATAGCATTTTATGTTGACAATAGCATACATATATAGTATATTTATACAATGCCTATCTATGAATATAAGTGCCAAGACAACGACTTGCACCCTTTACTATCTGTTACACGTTCCATATCTGAAGATGATCCAGGCTACGTTTGCGAAGAATGTAAAGCAGAAATGATAAGACACTTTACTCCGTTTGGCATACAGTTTAAAGGAAACGGTTTTTACAAAACAGATAATCCTAAATAGCACTGATGGTATAATTACTAAGTAAGCAAAAATATTGCATTACTTAGGAGGGTCATTAGTTGACCAGAATTCGTTTATTCGCTACCAGCCTTTTTATAATTGGCTGGCTTTTCCTTTTTGGCCCAAATAATGCATACGCAGACGAAGTCCCAGCACCAGCTGAACAAGTAGTAGTAAGCCCTGCACAACAAGCAGTTAACACAGCACTTACAACGGCTGCAACAGAAGTTGCACAAGCGGTAGCAGCATCAGATACAGCAACAGTAACAGTAGCAACAGCGGTTCAAGCAGTAGCAGCATCTAATACTGCTGTAGCAGCAGCAAATACAGCAGTTACAGCAGCCACCGCTTCGGTAGCAGAAGTTTCAAATGTATCCTCAGCTGTAGAAACAGCAACAGCAGTTACTCAGACAGTTACTTCAACAGTAGCATCGGTCACTCAATCCGTAGCTGCGATACCAGTGGCAGCCACAACTCAAGCACCAGAAGTTACAGCAGCACAAACAATAGTAACGCAAGCCGTTACTACCATAGATTCTGCAACAGCCACAGTAATATCTACAGCAACTCCTTTAATGACAGAAGCCCCTACAACGGTAGCTCAAGTTGCTGCAGCAATTGCAACAGAAATTGCTCAATCAGAAACAGCCACGGCTTTAGTTCAAACCGCACAGACAGCAATAGATACGGCCACCGCAACAGTTGCTACAGCAACTACGGCGGTAGCAGCGGTAACACCTGCACGGACAGAAGCACAAACACAATTAACCCAAGCAAATATTGCAATTAATAATGCTCAGGATGCAGTAAATGCTCTAGTGGCCACAATTGGCACAACACGGAATGTTCTGGAAAATACAGACGATGCTGGAGTTAGAATGATTCTTCCATTTAATTTACAAATGGGCGGAGTAACTTATTCAAATGTCTATGTTGGATCTAATGCAACAATTACCTTTGGAGTAAATGAAGGCGGAAACTATTATTCAACTCCCAATGCTCCTTCTATTTCTATAGCAGGATATGACTGGACTACATGGAGTAATGGCTCTGGAGTTACTTATTCAACAACCACAAATACATTATCTATTGCATGGGATGTAAGACCATACCCACAAATGACTGCTGATACACAAATGACACAAATTAGATTTAATGCTGACGTCAACCCAGCAGATGGAGCATGGTCAGCAGATGTAAATGTAACTGGGCCAATTCCTAATGGAACTAGATTTAATGTAAGAGAAACTACTGGTGGATCAGTAACAGCAATTCAAGACACTAATTCTGGGCCTGGATTTAATGGAACTATAAGCCAAGGTACAACATTTACACCAATTCCAGATCCAAATACCGCTACAGTACAAGCAGCAATTGAAACAGCAAATGCACAAATTGCAACATTAAACTCTGCAATTACAACAGTTGTAGCAGCAAATACAGCAAGCAATACGCCAATTGCTCCAATTGCAACTGTTTCAAATAATACAATAACAGCATTATCTACTGCAAATACAGATTTAACAAATAAAGTTGCAGCACTTGCAGTTGTATCTACTGCAGTTGAAAAAGTATTAACTGCACCAACAATTATTGAAACAGCACAGACAGTTATTAATTCTATTCCTGCCCCAACTCCTGTAGTAGTTCCTACTCCACCCGCTCCCGTTGAACCACCAGCCGTTGAGCCACCAGCCGTTGAGCCACCAGCCGTTGAGCCACCAGCCGTTGAACCACCTGCAGAAGAGCCACCAGCCGTTGAACCACCTGCAGAAGAGCCACCTGCAGAAGAACCACCTGCAGAAGAACCACCTGCAGAAGAACCACCAGCCGTTGAGCCACCAGCCGTTGAACCACCTGCAGAAGAACCACCTGCAGAAGAACCACCAGCCGTTGAGCCAGAGGCGGGATCAAAAGAAGATGTAAATAATACTGTTGATGATGCATTAGCAGACGGTAAATTAGATAGCACAGAAGTTGCAGATATTGCAGATGCAATGTCAGCAGATGGAGAAATTGATGCAAAAGAAACTAATCAATTAATTGAAGCATTAGCAGCAGATGGTAAAGTTTCAGTAGCAGATCAAGAAGCAGTGTTAAAAGCACTTGCCTCAGATGGAGAAGTATCAAAAGAAGATGTTGCAGCAATTGTTGCATTGGCTAGCTCAGATGGCAAGTTGTCTGAAGCAGAAAAAGATATTATTGCTGATGCATTAATTCAATCAGTTCCAGAAGGTAAAAATCTTACTAAAGAGCAGGTAGCAGAGGCTGGAATTAAATTGGCAGATTTACCTCCAGAAACACCAGTAGATGTTCGCACATCTGAAAATGGTGAATCTGTTGTTATTACAGCAGAGGTTGCTGTTCAAGTTGAATTGGTATCAGATCCAGCAGCATTTGCAGCAGAATTATTTAATAACCCAGGAGCTGCATTAGCAGCACTTGGTAGTATTGGCGCAGATATGACGAAAGAAGAAAGAGAAGAAGCAACAGATATGGTTGTTGCAACAGTTGTGGCAGCAGGAGCGGCTATGAACGCCGTTGGGGCTGCAGCAGGTTCCACTGGAGGATCTACAGGAGGCTCAAGCTCAGGCGGGGGCAATTCTGGCGGGTCAGGTGGAGGAGGATCCTCTGGTGAATCCAAGGGTATGAGAAGGAGAAAGCCATGATGAAGTTAATCAAGGATGTAATAGATCAACTTTGGACTCTCCTGGGCATGTTTATTGCTTGGGTAGTTCTAGATGGATCAGCAAAAACAATAGTTGGATATGCAATTATAATGACTTTAGTTATATGGATAATAACATATTCAATTAGAAATAGAGAAGAGGAATAAAAATGGCAAAGGCATATATTGAAGAGCCAACTCAGGTAGGATCAGGAGCAATTGCAAGCATAAATAATATTTTTATGCGAATAATTGCAGTATTTGCAGCATCTGGATTATCCGTAATTGGAGCAGGTGCGGTTGTAGGAATTGAAACCTACAAAGCAGTTATATTAGCAGGTACTCTTGGCGTTGCCACCGTAGTTGAAAGGCTTGCACGAGGTTTCCTGGATGACGGCAAATTAACTGTAGCAGAAATTAATGCAGCATTTTCAGCAGTAGATAAAAAAGCTGCAAAGTAATGCTATAATTATCTTATGGATAAATACAGCATAAAACTAGAAGTTTTAGCCGAAGTGGATGCTTTTTCAGAAGCAGATGCTAGGGAGTATATATCTGATATATTTAATGTAGACGATGAAATTAAATCTGTTAAGGTAATAAAAATATCTAAAAACAGTTGACATGTCTGTTTCGCCACGGTATAATAATACTAAGCACTATGCCCGTATGGCGGAATTGGCAGACGCAGCAGACTTAAAATTTGCCTCCAACCGTGGAGTATCGGTTCAAATCCGATTATGGGTACTAGACAGGAAGTTCATTGCTTAACTTAACCGAACTAGGAGTAGAGGTCTTTATGAAAAGATCTAACTCAAAACAGGTTCAATCTTTTTGGGATAACTATTCTTTAGTTATTTGGAAGAAAAACAATTCTGGCTTTACAAATAAAAAAGGTCTATTCAGAAATGGATGGGGTATTGCAGAAGAGTTTGCAATCAATAACGATGGGCTATGGAAGCTCCCAACACAATATGTCAAAATTTTTAAATAGTCTAGGAATAGATAAAGATTTATTACAATGGCAAGATCTTGCGTTGTGCTTAGGCATGGAAACCAACCTGTTTTTCGATTCCTACGAAACAGATGTTAACATAGCAAAAAGCATTGACCAGGCATGCATGTCATGCCCAGTTATAGCTATGTGCTATAAGTACGGAACAGAGTCAGACAACTATGGGGTTTGGGGTGGAGTTTATTTAAGCTCTGGAACACCAGATAAATCAAAGAATTCACACAAAACCAAAGAGATAAATAAAAAGTTAAAGGTGCTCCATGGCTAACTTTATAGATAAAGATAAGAATCATTTCCAGCATGGAATTAACCAATGGACTGGAGAAGCAAACAAGCCAGTTTTTTATACAAAAGAAATGGCAAAAAAAGTGAGAGAGCTAAAGAGCCCTGCACACGACTTACAGATGGATATTGTAAAGTATCCTGAATTTTTAGCAATAAGATTATATGAAGATAATTTTTCGCAATACGATGGCAGTATGAGAATGAGAGTTATAGATTATATCGAGATGGTTAAAAGGATCCTAGAATCATATGGGGTACGAGTCGAGTTGGAGGGGAAGCCAGGTGGAAGAACAAGGTGATGTAGCATCTATAGTCTATATTATCCCTGAACAAAGATATGGGGTAATAGTATCACATGGAGCCTATATGTCTTCAATAAGATACAATGATGGATACGAGGATGTAGTTGAACTTTTTGATGCAAGTGATTTCATTGTTTCAAATGAAATTGGAATTATCAACACGGAGGAAAATTAATGGAAAAAGTATTATGTTATTCTTGTAATAAGAGCAAGGCAAATTTAAATTTAAAAAGATCAAGTCTGCTACCAATTAATCTATTGATGTGCGAGACATGCATCACAAGTAAGTTTGAGCCTAGATGGACAATTATTTTATCTGGTAGACAATATGGACATGAAACAGTAAAAGATTATATAGCCAAGAAGAAGTATGTTGGCGATGACATTAAGGCTTCAGAGCTGTTCGTTTAAACATATTTATAGGGTATAATTGTATATATAATGCTCAATCTTACCCAACTACTTGTAACTCTATCTGCCGCTCTTTGCAGTGGATTAATAGGAGTTTTCTTTAATTATAAGCAAAGCAAGAAAAAGGAAGTTCAAAGACTTGCTGAAAAAATGCATGATGGACTTTTAATTGAGCTTAAAGATCTTCAAATAAAACTTTATAAATTAGAGAAAGACCTTGATGAATGGAAGCAAAAGTACTACGATGCCTTGCAGGAATTAATACATGTGAAGTCTGACCTAGAGGAATCCCTAATTAAATTAGAGCATATCGGCATCCATTTTGACGCTGATGATATACCCAAAATAGACAAATAATTTTAGAAATAGTATACTGAAAACATGACATGCATAGTTGCTATTGCTCAAAACGGAACCGTATATATGGGTTCCGATCATGCTGCATCAGATGATAAAACTGGGTGGATCATATCCAGAAGAGAGCCAAAGTGTTTTAAAGTTGGTCAATACGGAATAGCATTCACAGATTCATTTAGAATGGGTCAGATCTTACAATACTCGTGGACACCACCAAAATATACTCCAACTAAAACAAACTCTGGTCTTGATAAGTTTATGAGAACAAAGTTTATTGACTCTGTAAAGGTTGCGTTTAAAGATAACGGCTATGGAAGCATAGGATCATCTTCAGAAGAAGATACTGGTGGAATCTTTATCGTTGGAGTCTGCGGTAGACTATTTACCATAGATGAAGACTTTCATGTTGGCGAAAATGTTGTAAACTATATGGCAGAAGGAAGCGGCGGACAGATAGCTCTTGGAGCACTATACGCAACAAAGAATCAAAAGAACCCTAGACTTAGACTTAAGGCTGCATTAGAAGCAGCAACTGAATTTAATATGAGCGTGGCACCACCCTATACATACATCCAGGTTTAAGGTATAATTACATAATGAAAATTGCATTTATCATTTCAATCATTATTTCGGTCATCTTGTCAGCATTTTTTCTGAGAATGTTCGCAAGAAGATTTAAGATTGGCATTTATTACATAGATAAGTATGAAGAAGCTGTGCAAGAGGCTATTGCGGATATAGTTAAAAGCGATCCAGGGTATCTCCCCCCAGTTGATTATGATAAGGCTATGGATCTAAGAGGAACCCCTACTCATGTATGCCCATGTGGCTCACAGGTATGGCTACTTAAAGTTACTTTTGTAGATTATGAAATATCTAATTACTTTTTAGATATGGAATGCCTACTCTGCGGTAGCTTTGCTACTGCACCAACACCAATAGATAGGGCAAATAGTGAGGAAATCTAAAAGAATTAAAGAGCTGGAAGTAAGAGTGGAAGCACTCAGCATTATTACAGAAACAATGCTTGGCATGATATACAATATACTAGATAAGACTAATAATAGGTCTGATCTAGACGCAGGAAAGTGGTACAAAGAAAAGCCTTGACAAACCATCTGTATTTAGTATACTTAGGGTATGAAAAATAAACTAATCACGGCGGTACTTACTTTATCACTTCTATCCCCTGTAGCAATTTCACAGGCATCTGGTGTAGACGCACCAGTTCTAGCAATCCTAGACACAGCAATCGATACATCACTCCCAGGTCTTCAAAGTAAGGTCGTAGGCGAAGTCTGTATCTTAGAATACGCCTTGTGTCCTAACGGAACTAACTTTCAAGAAGGCAGCGGAGCTGCTTCTATGCCATCAGATTTAATTACTAAAAATGGCTTTGATCATGGAACTCTTATGGCTAGCACAGCAGTTCAATACAACCCTAAACTTAAGATTCTTTTCATTAAGATTATTGCTAATACCCCAGAAGGTTTAAGAAAGCCGACTGGTGAATCAACAATTTCTGCAGCGCTATTTTGGGTAAGAGAAAATGCTGCTAAGTATAATGTAAAGGCAGTTTCTATTTCACAGGGAAGCAATGGCATGCTTGGTAAGTCTGGAACAGATTACTGCCCAACATTTCCAAGAACTGTTTCTGCAGTTCAATCTCTAAATTCAATGTCTATTCCAGTGTTTTCTGCAGCAGGTAATGCACGTGATTATTCTAGAATCGATTGGCCTTCATGCATCTCAGATGTAGTTGCAGTTGGAGCCGTAGATCAAATTGGTGAGATTGCTTCTTATAGCAATAACGATTCTGCTCTATTAGACTTCTTTGCTCTAGGCAATATGCCAGCAGTTGGTCCAGGAAATATAACTAAGAATATTGCTGGAACATCTTCTGCTACACAAGTGGCAGCAGCAACATATTTATCACTGTATTCAAATACTGGTAAGTCTGGCGTTGAGCTAATTAATATTATGAAGTCCAATGCTATTAAGACAGTTGGAAGACAAGGCACTTTTACAAAGATGATTACTTCTGCAACCTCTGCAGCACCTGCTACGCCTGTTAATAATGCAGCAGCCGATGCAGCAGCAAAAGCAGCAGCCGATGCAGCAGCAAAAGCAGCAGCCGATGCAGCAGCAAAAGCAGCAGCCGATGCAGCAGCAAAAGCAGCACTTCAAGCACAAGTCAATGCAGCAATTGCAGCAGCAGAAACACAATATCAAAATGAATTAAAGATTGCACAGGACAAGCTTGCTGCAACTAAAGCGATGTGGTTGGCAAAACTAAATGGCTGAACAAACAGTTCTAGATGGAATAATTGAAGAAGTGTCTACAGACCTATACAATAAATGGTCTGCAGCACTTCCTGAAGACGAAAGAAATCAGCAAGCATTTTCAGCAATGTCTAAGAATGCACACGAGACTACCTTGTTTGTTATACAAAACTTCATGAATAAATTTAATGCAGCAGCAGAGGAGCTAAAAGACAAGTGATAGTAACAGACGAAAGCTTTGCTGGTGTTTTAGGCGCTCACAATCTTGTCTTAATTGATTTTTGGGCACCATGGTGTGGCCCATGCAAAAAGGTGTCTCCAATCCTAGATGAAATATCAGAAGAGCGTGGATTATGGGTTGGAAAGTTAAATGTTGATGAGAATCCAGTAAAATCGGAGGAATTTGATGTACAAACTATCCCAACTATGATACTATTTAAGTCTGGTGTCCCAGTAAAGAAAATTACAGGTGCCAAGCCTAAGCATGTTTTGCTTGAGGAGTTGTCAGAATGGATATAGACCAGGATCATCTTGAGTTTGAAATATGGCTTAAGAATGGATATGACAGAGGATGGATTTCGGATGTATTTTGCAATACGCACGATGGTCCCCCAATGTCAGAAGAAGAAATGCAAGAATGGGATGAAGGCGGAGATCCGTGTTCGTTTCAAGTAAAAGTAATTGCACTAAACTAAGTTTCTGATTCAAATGAATCAGATTAAAATAAGGAGAATGATGAATTCATTTAAGAAAGTATCGCTAATCATCGCTGCAGCCCTGACTAGCACAATGCTTGTATCGCCAGCAGCTCAGGCTAATGCTGGAACTGTTACCCTCACGGTGGCGGGATCTGCAGCAACAGGTGGAACAGTAGTAACAACTCCTGTATCACTACCAGTACCAGCAGACAACAGTATCGATGCAGCAGATGCGCTAAAGATCGCTGTAACATCAGTAGATACTGGCACAGTAGTAACAGCAGTTGCAGTTAATGCGACAATTGTTCCTGCTCTAGCAACATCAGCAGCACCAGTAACCGCATCAAACGGTTCTTCAACACTTTCAGTTTCAACAGGAACTGGAAACTCAGCAGATTTTTATGTATATACTAAGAGCACATCAGTGGGATCAGTATCGATTACTCGTGCTGGAACTACAACAATTTATTATGTACAAGGTACCGCAGGTGCTTTGAACTCAATTACACTAACTGCTCCTGCATCAGCAGCAGCAGGTACATCACAGGTGCTTAAGGTGTCTGGATACGACGTGTTTGGTAATCTAAAGGGTGGAGCCACAATTAATACTTTGGTTTCAAGCTCAGGAGCAGCATTGGCAACAGCGCTGACAACAGACACAGCAGTAGCAACTCTTGGAACCAAGGAGCAGACTGTAACAGTTCCTGCAACTGGATCAATCACAGTAGTTGCATATGCAACTGTAGCAACAGCCGTAACAGGCCTAGCAACACCAGTTGGTTCTGTAAGCGCTACAATTGTAGTTCGTGATATTGCAGCAGAACTTGCAGCAAAGAATGCAGAACTTGCAGCAGCAAATCAGGCACTTGCAACAGCTAATGCAGCACTAGCAGCAGAAAAGGCTGGTCGTGCATCAGACTCTGCAACTGCAACAGCAGCAGCAGCGACAGCAAAGGCAGCAACAGATCTTGCAAAGGCTACCTACATTGCACAGTACAACGCTCTAGCAAAGAAGTGGAACGCAAAGAATCCAAAGGCTAAGGTTGCACTTAAGAAGTAAAACAATTAAATAATAAGGGGCTGTGCTTACGC